TGTGTCATTACCGCCATCAATAATCATATTTGTTGTGCTTCCATTCTTGAAAAGAATATCATCATCACCACGAAGAACCAAGTCATCATCAGCACGAAGCGTAATATCAGTTCCATCAGCATTCCAACCTAAATAGGAACCTGCGGCATCTGCGCTGAGATATAGATAACCTGCAACACCAGTCGTTCCTACTCTTGCATTACCATCAACATCTAAAAGATGAGCAGGGCTTGTAGTTCCTATTCCTACCAATCCTTCTGATGTAATTCTTACTCTTTCAATAGAAGCAGTATCATCATCTTGGTTAATAGGTGAAGTAAAGAATGTTAAATGCCCACCTTTGTCACCTGTGCTATGGTCTTCAGCAGCATAAGAAGCAATACCAGCAGATGCTTCTGTTGCCTGTGAAGGAGCATTACCATCCTTTGAATCAAAACCAATTGCACCGAGTAAATCACCGCTAGAAATTGTGGTGTTTCTATTTATTATGGCCATTCCATCATTGAAATCTCCGGCTTGATGATACACTGTTAAAGAAGTTACTGGGTGAGAACCGTAGTTATTGATGGCTAACTTACCATCAATGAATGTCATACCAACGCTGCTTGTTGAATCATCATCTTGGTTTGTTGGTGAAAACATGAATTCCATGTATCCCCCTTTATCACCTGTGCTGTGGTCTTCTCTTGCTTTACCAACAATAGCAACAGATGCTTCTAAAACACTGCTTGGAACATTACCATCGTGAGAATCAAAACCAATACCACCAAGAATATCATTTGCTGATATTTCAGCACTATCTCTAACAATCATTATTCCGTTGTCGCCATTAGCACCAGAATGATTTACTTCTAGTGTATTACCGGCTTCAACATTACCACCGTTTCCAATACCAACACGGCCATTGTTATCTTCTGTTATTACCTTTCTTAAGTTACTCCAACTTGTATCTTCTCCTGTTCTAAAGTAAAGAGGTTGATTTACTTGTACGTTTGAAGAAGAGTTTGAAGATAGTAATTGCCAAGCAGTATAACTGTCACCCCATCCTTTCATGGTTAATACTCCATCCCAAGAGTTAGGGCTACCAGTAATATCATCTGTGAAATGGAATGAAGCAGCCTTATCAGCATGGTCATCTGGAGTTATATCACCATCTGCTCTAGCATCTCTAATTCTTAATTCTGAAACATTACCGCCAATCCAAGTCTTAACTCGACTAAAGGTTGCTTTACGATTTGTTCCACCAGCACCATTATCTACAATAATTAAGTCTGCGTCTGCTATTGCTTCACCTATATCTGTACCGCCGTCAATATCTAACGTAGTAATATCACCATCATAAGATGAACCTCCACCACTTTGGTCTGCCCAAGACAATGCACCGCTACCATCTGTCTTTAGAACTTGATTCGCTGAACCGTCTGCTGTTGGGAACGTGAATGCTTGATTAAAGGTAACTGCACCTGTTTCCATAACTTTGAATACTTCAGTACCACCACCAACGCTGTTTGAATCTTTCTTAACAATGAAACCTTTAGTACCAGCATTGTTGTTATTACTATCTATTTGAACATAAACATTTTCTGGTGCAGCAAGTTGTAGATTGTACCCGCTTTCAAACATACCTAAGTCTGCTCTGTTTCTGAATACAAATGAGGCAACATCTTCATTACCGGGTGTTAGACTTAGTTTATCATCAGTTAGAAGCACCTCTGCATTATTAGCCAACTGCATTCTAATTGCAGCATTAGCATTAAGGGAAAGGTCATCTCTTGAAGCACCGCTATTGTTTTGGTCATAGATAGTAACGCTAGGTTGAGCCGCAGTTTCAAATGCTTCTCTAAAGAATAACCCTGTATCCGCAACAACAGTCACACCAGAAGTATAGTTTGCATTAAGGTCTGGAACAGTTAATGTGTTTGTACCATAGTTTATTGCTGTCCAACTAAACTTTACACCATTAATTGTTCCTGTTCCCTTTTCATTAAATGTGCTTGCATCTGTTAGAACAAGTGAAGTGTCACCATCTGAATAGTTAGAGGCTAATGTTGTTGTACCTTGATTGTATGCGTCAATCAAAACACTACCTTCAACGTGTAATTGTTGGTCAGGGGCAGTTACCGTGTTTCCAGCATGACCTATTCCAACTCTTCCCTCAAATAAAGCAGAATAACCATATTGGTCTGCTCTATCGTTTCTTATATGGAGTGTAGGGCTATCCACATATACGCTATCATCAAGTAAAAATACTAACGGGGTAGAAGTGCTTGAATCGTTTCTAGATACCTTTAATCCATGAACTGAACCATCCGTCTGATGTATGCGTAATTTAGCATCAGGGTTTGTAGAACCTATTCCTACATTACCACCATCAAAGTATGAATTTCCACCTGCGTCTAATACGACCTTTGACGTATTATTAGTTGGTGAATATGTATTATTTGCCCAATTACTTGTGCTAGAATACAAGGTTAGTATTCCATCTTGAGCCTCACCTGTGGCTGTACTTCCACCTGCTACGAGAGACATAATCGGTTTATTGCCGTCAGCATTCCCACCTAACCACCATTCTGAGAATCCATAGTTTCCAAAGATGTTCTTAACTCTCATACCTCCGCCATCACCAATTATGGTTTTGGTATAGTTAGGGCCATTGTGGTCATTTGTTGCTTCTAGCCTAATTGCGAAACCCGGCCCACTAGAAGAAGATTGGTCGTCAATGCAATCAACAACAAATGCTTGTGCGCCACTAAGAGTTGTTGCATCATTACTTGGTAATGTCTTAGTAATTGAAACATCGTTATTGATACTAACTGCTCCACCGGAAGCGATTTGCATTCTGTTTGTTCCAGCAGTTACGAATTGTATTGTATTAGCCGCAGACTGATACATACCCGTATCAACATCACCTGCAAAACCAAAGCCGGGTTCAGAAGCAGATGCGTCTGATGCTATGAATTTACCACCGACTATACTTAAATCTGCTTCTGTAGTTGTAAAGTGGAACGAAGCACCACTACCTTGTGAATTAGCATCTGAATGTTGAAACCTAAATTCTCCTTTTTGTCCGTAACTGTTGGATGAGTTATCGCTGAATTGAATACCAGCATATCCAGTATTCGTTGTATTTTGTATTACAAGAGGTGTGTCATTTGCTGCTGTTAAGTTTAATCCTGCGGCAGTAATGGTTCCTGTTGTTGTATCATCACCATCATTCTTAAGGAATGCATCATCTACATTAAATGTAATTTGTGTTTCACTTGTTCTAACTGCTGTTAAATTAGTACCACCTGATAAAGTAACATCATCGTTAGTATTACCACTTGCAGTAGCACCACCTAATCTTAGCGCAGTTGTACCGCCGGGAACACTAAAATCATATTGTGTATCTGATAATTGGCTAGTTAAAGCAACAGTACCAGAAGAATCTGGTAATGTAATTGTTCTATCAGCAGTTGGGTCTGTAATAGTCAATGTAGTCTCATTTGCATCAGCAGTTGCTCCTTCAAACACAATTGCATTTGCTGCATTCATAGTTACAGTATCAACAACGGTTTGTGTTCCTGTGACCTCAAAATTACCGTGAACTTTAACTAAATTATCTTCACCGCTAATAGTTAACATATCAGAATGTGTACCATTCTTCAATACGCTTAAATGTAATTTACCATCTTCTGTACCATCTGATTGGTCTTCTATTGCTGCTTTAACTCTACCATATCCTAAAAGTTCATCGTTACTGTTAACTCCTTGAAAAGTTATTTGTCCAATAATGTCATCATCAGCAGGAGAGGCTGAACCTCTAAACATGTTTAAATTAGGGCCACCATTTGAGTCACCATCTGTATCAGAAAGTAAGAGCGTTGGCCCTGTTCCACCATCATGTAATACAGTTAATTTTCCTTTGTTTGGAGTAGGAGAAGATGGGAAACTTTCACCTTCATCTGAAACTATAACTGCACCTGTTCCATCTGGTCTTAAAACAATGTCTCTATTATTGCTAGTAGTTTTAATTTCATGTGTTTGAACATCTAAATCTCCTCCTAGTTGTGGTGAAGTATCATCAACAACATCACCACCTGAAGCAACAAGGTCTATTGTACCATCATCATCTTGATATGTTGCAGTAATGTTGGTTTCTGTATTCCCACTAAACATAGCACCTACAATATCTTGAACTTGCTCATTCGATAATTGAGTGTTAGTATTGGTAGCAGCAATCGTGAGAGTTCCTGCTGCATCATCATAAGTTTTAGTAATATTAGAACCTGCTACTATAACTCCATTTACATAGTCTTCGACTTGTTCCTGTGTTAGTTGAGTATCTGTATTTGTAGTAAATGTTAGATTGGCTTGCATATAGTTTGTTAAGTGAGCAATGTTGCTTACTTTCCAAGCATCTGCTGATGCATCATAAATATTAAATCTATCTGCGGTATTCCAATTTGTTTGTCCAAATAATGTTTGACTTTCTGCATCCCACAATGAAAAGGTAGTTCCTGATAGAGCCATACCATTTCCGGCAGAATAAGTAGTATCGGTATCTGTTGATGCTATTGTTAGTGTTCCTGCCGCATCATCATAAGTTTTAGTTACATTTGAACCAGCGACTAGTAATCCATTTACAAAGTCTTCAACCTGTTCTTGGCTTAATTGAGTGTTTGCTGTCATGTCATCAACAACTAAGTCAATGGTTCCATCTCCGTCTTGATATGAGGCAGATATTCTTGTTTCAGTGTTAGAGGTAAACATTGCTCCAACTATATCTTGAACTTCTTCAGCAGAAAGTTGAGTGTTAGTATCTACTGAATCTTGTAAATCATCAATTGTCATATATTTCCATGAAGATGCTGATTCATCCCACAGTAAAATTTTATCATCAGTAGCATCAGTAGATTCGTTTAACTGGTTTAAAGTAGCGGGGTCTGCTATTTTTAACCCCGAAGAAGTGGTTGCTAATCCATTACCTGCTGATACTGAAAAAGTAGTTCCACCTAAACTTATACCTGTTCCAGCACTATAAGTAGTGTTTGTATCTGTAGATGTAAATGTAATTGTATCGCCGCTATTAGTAGTAGTAATAGATACGTTACTACCTGCCGCAAATGTAACGGTATCAGTTTTAGCGTTAGCAACGAAGTTATCCTGTCCTGAAATAGATATTGTATTTAATGCATTTTGGTTAACTTCTGCACCATTAGCAGGAAGCGTAGTAAATACTTTACCAGAACCTACTAGGTTACCGGAAGTAATTTTATCTAATACATCTGTAACTTCTACTCTTTTAAAGACACTAGCACTGTTATCATAGATAATTAGTTTATCCTGTGCGGGGGTAGTTGCAGTACCTATGTCAGTATAATCTGTTATTGTTGGAGAAAGTTTTGCGTTCCATGTAGAAGCAGAAGAAATGTAAGTATCTGCTATTGGTGTACCTTGCCATGTTCCTGTACTTATTGTTCCAACAGTTGTTAAAGAAGTGTTACCAGCAGTAGGAGATTTACTGTCTATTTGTGTTTGGATAGCACTTGTTACACCATTTAGATATTGAAACTCAGTATTACTTATGGTTCCGTTTGCTATTTTTGTAGCAGAGATTGCCGCACCAGATTTTATGTTTGCGTTTGCTATGTTTGTTAGACTATTACCTGCACCATCAACATTAAATGTTTTATTTGTTAGAGTGTCTGTTGAGTCCTTTAATACAACAGTTCCAGTTGCGGCTGGTAATGTAATAGTTTTATCTGCATTAGGGTTATCTGCTGTTAGTATTACTTCGTGAGAATTGCCATCTCCTGCTCTAAATGCAATTTTATTATCTTCTGTAATTTGTATAGTTTCATTGCTATAAGTAGTGTCTCCTGTAACTACTAAATTACCGCCAATTGTAATAGTGTCGTTTGCATCTCCAAAAGTCATACTCCCTAAGTTTGCATTCAACGCAGCCTTAACATTTGTTGTATCAGTTACATCAGCACCATCTTCAACATTTATCATGGTTCTTAGGTTAGCAGGAGTTATTTCCTCTATGTTTCCTGCACCTGAAGAGTCTCTTCCAAGTATTCTATTTGTTGCTGAAACGTTTTGTATCTTAGCATAAGTAACTTGGTCATCTGCTATATGTGAAGTATCAATAGAACCATCAACTAACTCAGAAGAATCAACCGAATTAGCACCTAACATTGCAGCAGTTATTGTTCCTGTATCTCCTGTAGTTACAACAGTACCCGTTGTAGCAGGGAAAGTAATCGTTTGTCCACCTTTTGTAATAGTACCATCATCATTTATTCTTAGGTCTTCTGTAAAGTTAGAACCAAAGAAAGACATGGATTGAGAGGTTTTTCTAATTCCTAAAAATTGTACCTTTCTATCTGTGGCCTTAGCCGCGCTTCCCTTAGCGATTTGAATTACTGCTACAGGTATATCTCCCGGTTTAGGAGATGCGGTTTTAGAAGTGGTAGTTCCTAAAGCGGTTGTTCCTCTAAATTTAATTGTATTCGCACTTTCTCCAGATTCACTTCCATCTGCTATTACAACTAAACCATACCAATCATTTGCTGAGTTAACAACCCAAGTAGGTTCTTGATTTGTTACCGCACTTGCAGTGGTTATTTTACCATCTCTAAGATATTTAATTTCTGAAATGCTAAATCTTGTATAGTTTGTTCCTCCTGCGTTTTGAGTTATATCTCCGCCATGTATTACGAATGATAACCCTGTACCAATATTTAGTGCGTTAAGTATGCCGGAATGCAATTGGTCTGTACCATCTTGCAAATGCTCAGTATCGTTGTTTCCAGACGAGCCTGTAATGCTATTCGACAATGTGCTGATAAACTTCGGATTTGTAGCCATTACACTACCTCCAACCTAAAAGTAAAACTAATAGTCTCGTCTGCGGCTAGAGGCCCAATGCTCTTAAATGTAACCCGGCTTAACATATCTCCCCCTGTTGAAGCATTAAAAATACCTAATTCAGATATCTTATTACTGCCTAATTCTGAACCTGTAAAGTCTACAGTATAGACTAGAATACTTCCTATAATATCAGGAGTCACTGTTTTTCTTACAGTTAACACGCTATGGTCTAACATGGTTTGTGACGAAGAAGAAGAGTCTTCACCATCACCAACATCAATAAACGTAAAGGCGTTTACTGATTCCCCTTTAATCATCTTGCCTAAAGCAACCCTGCCCGCGTTTATTATCATAGTTTAATCTCCGTTGTTGTTACAATATCATTACCTGCGCCTATTGTAGATATATGACCTATTGTAGTAGTCCAGCCTATAACTGTTCCTTGTGGTGTAGTAATTTGATATTTAAGTGAATTTTCTCTTAATAATATATCATCAAATGAATAATGAACCTTTACTGATTCTTTAGCATTTTTACTAAATAATGTTCCAAAGCCCGACTGTTGTTTTTGGCCTAGTTCAGAAAGCCTCTCAGCGATTGTCTTATTAAATGTTCCTACAGTTACCGTAGTAATACCAGACATTACATTTTCTATTTCAAACACCGTAAACTCCTCGTTTTTAATATTGTGATTTTCAAAAGATAAAGTAACCAAATCACCTGCTTTCATTAACTCAAAGCCCTTTTTGTCCATCTTTAATGTTATCTTCTTAGCATCCGAATTATGTATTGCTAGTAGTTTTTCTGCCTTTATTCTTGCTTCTGCTATGTTTTTTATGTTAGGGTCAACAACCTTCAATGCCTTTGTATTTCCTTTTGGTTTAGGTACTCCTACCTCGGCCTTAACATTGTCACCGATAACAATTACTTTATTTGCTTTATCAAACAGGCTGGTGTTGTTTTCTAATTCTAATACAGTTCCTTCTTTATAAGATATATCAAACTTTCTTTTAGAATCAAACTCATCTATTTTATTGATTTGCATCTTTCCGGGAGAGTTGTATACAAACTGATATTCTAAACCTTTCTTTGCAGCCAAAGAATTTACCGCACCAAAGACATCCTCCTCACGGAAATTTGAAGAAACAATTAATGGCTTTCTATTGTATACAATTATTTCATCATTAGCCTTTGGTTTATATTCTATATCTGCACCTCCACTATCTAGTTCTGCAAGAGTAATTGTGTTTGTAGAAGTTGATGCTACTTTGCCTATAAATTTACCATCTTGGTTGTATATATTATCGTTTGCAGATAAACCTATAGCATTGTTTTCTAATGTAATTGTGGTTCCCGTTGTGTTTTGTGAAACTATGTTATTTGTGTATGTAAAGTCTTTTTCACTAAAATCCATCTCAATATCATTTTCTTCAAGTATTTGTTCTATTGCTGTTTCTGCATCTGTTCCTACAATAAATGTGCTTCCAATGTATGCTCTTTTGGCACTAGTAAGTTTAGGTTTAACATGTGTTGTAATAGTAAATGTTTCACCAAAGGAAACTATTCCATTGAATGATAATTTTCCATCATATGTAAATCTCAATCTATTAGTGGAAGATTCTACATTCAAAAATTTAGTTTCATTGTTTTCTCCATCTGTAATATGACATTCTAGTGTTTGACCATTTGTAAATAAACTCTTTGCTGCGGTTAATGTTCTTCTTTCTACATATCCGTTTCCTATATTATCCACATCTAAAACTAAATACATAGCAAATAAACCCTCTTCGTATATTAAATCGTCATTCGTAACGGAAGCAGTAATACTATCTTCTGTGTCTCCTAAGGTATTTTCGCTTAGTTCTTTTTCTCCTGTTATAAAATTCTGTGTAAGGTATTTGTATTGTAATCCAGTGTCAAATATTTTATTTATATCAAAGAAATCTGGAGTGTCTTTAAATGTTGTTTCTGATATTCTCATCAACCTAAATGTCTTTCCGTGCGTAGAAGTGTTAAGAGTTTTATCTAATTTAACTGTATGGCTTACATACGTTCCTGATGTGTTTGCAGAATGAGAGATTATTTTACCAACATAAATAGGTTCTCCGCTTAACTTGTTAGTAGTAGAAGAACCATCAAACGCATCTTTATCTGGTAATGTTATGTTTGTTCCTACTAATTTATCGGAGACTAAATAATATCCTGTTAGATTCGGAACAAAGTCTATCCAAGAATTTATACTACTAGCAGAAGAAACATCCAATGTAATTGTAAAATTATCTGCGTTTATTGATTGGGTGCTTAAATCTATTTTTGGTTTAAATGCTGCTTGTGCTTGGAATATGTCTCCTTTTCTTTGGTCAATAGTATTTGAGTGGGAGTGTTTTTGCTCTCTGTCTCCATAGTTTGCATTGTCGCTTCTGCAACTGTCTTGGCCTAAGAAGTGAGAGCGTGTCTTTGTACCCAATAGGGCCATGTCTGGGCTTGATAACTGGTTTACTCTCAAAACTCTACTATGTTGGTCTACATCGTCTTGGAGAGCCGCACTGATGGTTCCAAGACTATCTGACCATGTGTGCTTCATTGAACCATCATCTGCATCAATATCTATTACTGCACTTGTGGGGTTTGTAAATGCTTCATTAGCATCTCTTTGTTTAGTTACTTTTCTCATGTCTTTAAACAAAACGTTACAAGACTCAAAAATATGTATATTGTTATGTGCCATGTATTGTATTGCGTCTGCGTTGGTTCCAAACGTTTGTCTAGTAATACCATTTATTACCCTAGAAGGATGAAAATAAGTTTCACTAGATATTCCTGTCCAATCTTTAGATTGATGGAAAGCAGATACTTGTCCTCTATCATCTCCATCTTCATAATTAAATGAGCCTGTGCCATCTAAACCATCTATTGATTCTCCAATCATAGATATCCATAAGTTGTGAGCATTCATCGTATCGCTACTAGATGCTCCTTTTAACAGGTGATGTCTAATATAACTTCTATGTAGGTAAGGAATGGCAAGATATACGTTTGGCATATAGATACCATTGTTTCCTAAATCATTCAAACCCCATTGACCATCTTCTTCAGAAATAGTGTTGAACAACTTTGGTCTTACAATGTAAATTTTATCTCCTGTTGTGTCATTAGCAGCATCATAAAACAATTTAATCTGGTTACTAGTATTGTTACTTAAGGTCAAAGTAGCATCATTAGTTATAGTTTGATGTGCAACCGCAAGAACTGTTCCATCCTTTCCTCTATAAATTGTATCTCCTGCTAGTAAAGTTACGTTGGAGAGTGCATTGTTTGCTGCATTTTTTATAGTAAGATAACCAGTAGTAGAACTAGAAACATTGCTAAAGTCTGCACATAATCCAGCATATAATACCTTAAGTCTTGGATATTTAAAATGATTTAACTTTTCTAATTTATCAGTAGAAGGTAAAGATTCATAGTCTATTGGATTAAAATGCCAATCAAATGTAGCCTCAACAAGTCGCATTATTCCAAACCTTTTCATGTTAGAAGGAGTAATTGATGCAGATTTAATAGTCATTGTATCGAAATCTGCATCCCTTTGTTGAGCAATACTAGATGAACCTGTATAACTTGTATGGGATGTAGATGGCCCATTCACACTTTCGTCTTCTAACATCAACCCAAATGAAGTAAATTCATGAGAATCAGCAGCAAATCCTATATTATTATGCCTAAGTTTAGAATCTATATTAAAGTCACCTAAACCTAATATCTCATATTTTTTAGCACGATAATCTATATTTTCTAATTCATATGGTGTTGTAGTTACAGCACTTAGATTATCTACATATTCTGTGGGTGCTTTTCTATCTGCTGAACCACCTGTTAATCCCATATGTGTACCTGTCCAAAGATTAGATTCTCTTAGAGGATATTGCGAATGTGTTAAATCACCCATAACAGCGTTAGCACTACTTGCTATTGAGTTATCTGCTGTGATAGCAGAAGCACTCCCAGAATAATCTATTTTATATGCTGATGCATAACCTTGAATATTTTGTTTGTTATCGGAATCATTGTATACACTATCATATGTTTGTCTAATAGTTCCAGATTTAAATCTATTTAATCCAGTATATCTAAACACGCTGTCTCCAAAGAAATAGTTTGAATCTATTGTTGGAGATAGTTTGTGTAAAAATCCACCTTGAGGTAGATTGCTATTTACTAAATATACCCCAGTAACACCAGTTCCACTACCAAGTAAAGTATCAGAGGCATTGCTTTCTAAACTACCTAAAACAAGTGGAAATGTTGGAGCCAGTGTAAGTAGAGAATTAGCCTCGTCTTTTGTATTCATATTAGTAATTGTATACGGGCTTATGCTAGAAATTGTTTGCATGGGAATAATAGTTGTAGATGCTCTAGTTTCGTTTGCTAATTTAAATGCAAAGCAAGAATCCTTTCCTCTACTTATTCCTTTTATACTACTTATATCATATCCTAAACTTTCATCAGCAGAATACTTTCCAGTCGAAGATGAATATAATAAGTCGGTTTTAGTATTAGTAGTTCCTGAATATAAATTTTTCAATCCTGTGATGAAACTTACTCCGTTATTTCCTAAATGAGACAAATCCGTAGTATGTATTGTATCTTGAATATTAGAACCCATAGCCTTTGTTGCCGTAATATAATTTTGAGTTCCGCCTAATCTATGGAACTTTAATGCTCTGTTGCCGTTAGTAATTGTAGTTCTATTGTTATGAGTAAATGTTATTACAGTAGTTCCAGAATTGTCTGCAACAGAAGCCACTTCTCCAAGAAATTTATTTCCACTATCTGCATAGAATACTAAGTCATATTTGTTTAGAACTTGTAATACATCACTTGAGTCTGTTACTGTAATGCCATTATTTTGAACAGAAGCAACAGGATAAGTACCATCTAAAGCATCAGTAAAGTCTAACATGGGGTTAACAGTTGAGTATACAATATCCGAAGTTCTTTCTAGGTTTTTATTTATAGTGTTATCAAGTAGTGATGATATATCATCTCTACCAGTTACAGTATAAACAACATGACCATTTTCATTTCTTGTAGATACATCTTCAATAGAACCTTCAAAGACAGTTTCTTCTATAGAATAGTTTCCTTCCATATAATATAAGAAAGAAATATTATTTGAAGGAACATAGAATTTCTTAGTTGGGTTCTGTAATTTAACGTGACCGTTTACCGAGTCACCATAATCTATAGGAATATTATGACCATAAAATGCTTTATTTAAAAACATTAACTTATCATTATAGAGTCTTGCTTTTGTTTTAGAAATAGTTTTATTGTTTATTGTAAGTCTCGCTAAAGAATTAGAACTATAAACACCCTCAGTATCTATTGGCATAGAACCAGTTAATCCTCCGTTCCATGCTCTTACAAATATACTTTTATTAGATGCTACAGGTAGTGTACCAACTGCCTCCCATGTTGAACCATTTATTAGTTTCTTTTTATCAACTGTTATGGCTTGAGTGCGCTTATCTGCTGTTGGTGCGGCGACAGAAGATACTCTATAAAACATATTATTAAATCTAATTATATCTCCAGCAGATAAAAATGAATCATTTCTAGCATCAAAACCTTCAAGTATTTGTTGTAAAATAATATTTTGTCCTGAAGTGGTATCAGTAGATGCTAAATATGGTAATTCATATTCTGATAAACTGCCCCTATGTAGAGAAGTAGTAATAACTAATTTGTTATTTTCTTTCATTTTTATGTGTTTAATACCAGATTCATCAATAGAAGTAATAGTTGCGGCTTGAGTTATTCTATTCTGAGGACTATTTAAACTCGTAGGAGAAATAATATTTGTTACACCGTTGTTTCTATTTTGGCTATCTTTGAAACATAGATATCTACTAGGGCCGGATAGGTCTGCCGCAATTATAGAATATGCACCAGTTGCGTTAAAACTTGTATGCTCAGAGGTTCTATCATGTGCATTTCTATAGTGGTTTCTAAATGCATTTGCCCACTCAGAAGGATTAAATGTATATGTTGTATTTCTATCTATTTCATTATTTGCTTCATCCTTTATTTCTGTATTATCTACAAGAACGGCATTTTGATTTAACGTTCCTAAGTCATGTATGAATGAGTTATATTTTTTCTCCGTCTTAAACACAGCCCTATGTATTGTTCTACCATATTGAACGGTGCTTGCTACCCCTAACCCCGCTAAGAAATTTGTTCTAACTTGGTCTAAAGTTATAGTATTGTTAGAATCATCTCGACCAATAATTATACCTGCATGGAATCTTTGACCTGCTTCATCGCCTGAACCTAGTCTCCAAAGACTTTGCCCTAAATCAAATGAAGTAGTGCTAAAACCATTCGTTGTTATATTAGAACTTCCAATCCATAATTGTGACCCTCCTGTAGCATTATACGCTTTTCCGGTAGTGCCAAACGTAGTCCAATCTTTAAACCAACGAACTGTAGTTAGTAAATACTTTGTATCGTAATTTAATTGATTTGGTATATCTAATCTGTCTTCATAAAAATACCAATTTGGTCTGGACACTGAGCAGAAACCATCATATTTTTCAGCAGTAGTATTTATTGCCGTATCTCCTCTTAAGCCATATGATACAGCAACAATGTTTGTATTTGTTACTGCTGGCCCTTTATAGACTTCAAAGTTTGTACCCTCTGGTATTGCTGTGGGGTATCTAGGTTCAAACTCAAAACCATCTCCATATTCATCATAAGTTATTATTGATTTAATTTTAGCAAAATGTGGCCTAATTGTTGGAGAAGTATCATCAGATATTTCTGGATTTATTAAAACAAAGTAGTCATAATTTTCTAGGTCTAGTCCTGAATCTGGTGCGCTACTTCCTCCTACTTTTTGACCTGTAACTGTTTGGTGTGTATCAAAGCAGCGTAACTTAAACGATTGTGTATCTTGTTTATTTTGCATATAGTTTTCTAATACTTCTGGATTTGTTGATGGAAGTATTCTATTGACTATCGCATTAGTGTTTGGATTATGATTAGAAATATCGGGTTCATCTGTTGAGCCTACATCATAAGCAGATTTTCTTATTTCGTAGAACTGAGCAGATTTACCTTCATATTGTGTACCTAAACTATGAGTAGTTCCTCCACCGGGATTATCCGTAACTGCCGGATTTAGCAAAATAGGATTTACAGAAACGTTTGTAAAGGCTTTGTTAAGATAATTTACCCTATTGGCCCATGTGTTTGCAAACGCATAGGTATCAGCAGTACCTATATTTGCTGGATAAATATAATTTACTGGCATTAATCATCAAACCTATAATAAAAAATAATGTCGTTTTGACCGGGTGAAAGTGTAGTAGATGTAATAGAAGGGTTCGCTTTGTTAGACATTGCTATTTCATATAGTTCTCCATAAAATTGTGTAGTATTATCAGCACCTTGTCCAATTCTACAGTCAGAATCATCCATTTCAAACTTAAAACCATTAGCATTAGAGTCTGTTATAGAAACGTTTGCTGCTTTAACTAAAGAATTATTTAAATATAGTTCTACCCTGCCTGTAGTATCATTATAAATTAAAGTTACTTTATACATAGAATCAACGTATAACGCTTCTCTTGGTTGTGATGCGTAGACAATAGAAGATACTGTTGCTGTTGGGTCTGTTGATAATGTAACTTGCGTAGTGCTATCCACCGTTGATACTGCACCTACTGATTCTCCTGAAGTATTAAATATTTGTTCTCCTACTCCTATATTAGTTGTATCAATTCCACTCACTACTCTTATATTTCCTGTTTGCCAAGAACCAAAACTAACATTAGTATAAGTTTCAGAAATTGCATAACTACCTCCTGCTTGACTTAATTGTATTTTTACTTCGTGATTGCTACTTGGGCTAGAAGCAGTTAGTTTTGAACCTAAAGAACTATTATTTATAGCAGTTATTAGATTAGATGCTGCTGCTGTAGTGCTGCCACCTATTTGAAAATAAGTAAAATCTCCGCTTGTAGAACCTGTGCTTTGAGAACCTAAATTAGATGCTTTAAATTTCAAAACAGTAGCACCATCAGGGCTTGTTATCTGAATAAATTCGTTTGGTGCAGAAGCATCAGAACCACCTGCAAAGTCTACTTTAGTAACAACACCAAGATTTTCTGTAATAGTAGTATTACCCGCAACACCTGCTGTTCCTTGTGTTAAATTAACTTTATTCTGGTCACTACCATCATCTGATGCTGTTATATCTAAAGCACTTACACTATTAACTGCTGCTGCAAAATTAGCCCTATTAGAACCACCACCACTAGGAAGGCGATAAAGAACATAAGTTACAGATGGATTCCCAAAAGTAATAGTAGAACCAGTGGCATTAGTAGATTTAGTTGCATGAGCCGCTAAAAACTTAGTAATTGTTCCATCACTATCAACCAATTGAATAGCCTTAGTTGAAGGTTCATTAGCATTCTCTCCTCCAGAAAAATTGTTTACAGTTACATGAGTCATATTTGTTGTTTTAGTTATAGTATAATTATTGCCTGTTGTACCTGCGGCATCAACAGTTAAATTAAGCGGTAACGGAGAACCACTTCCGGTTGTAGCAGTAATTTGGGTATTTCCGTTAGAATGATTAATTGCTTGTGCTAGACCAGTGTAAGTGTTTGCTAATGTGCTTCCTTTTAAAAATGGAAAAACGGTATCACTACCTCTAGTTACTGAGGTTCCTACGGTAACTTCACTAGCATCAAAATAACCAGAAGGATAAGGATGATATTTTTTTGCACTACCTCCCGTTGTTATAGTAATAAAATTATTAGTTACTTGAACTTCATCTACTCCACCTGCCATTTGAGCAACGGCAATAGATGAATTTGATGCCAAAGTTGTACCTATTGCTAATGAAGCATTAGTGTCTCCAACTCTGTTTGGCGCACTTCCTGTAAAGGCTGCTGTAAATGTTAATACAATGTTACCGGGATTTAAAGTTGGATTTGCGTCTGCGCCCGGATTAGAAATAACACCTGCCCAAAATGATGAATTGCCTCCTATTCCTTTGTAAAATTCACCTGCTGTATCTTCATTAGTTGTACCTATTAAGTAAGCAAAAGAATTTGCAGGCCAAGTACCTGTCAATGGGTCACCAGATGAACCAGTAAAACCCTGACTTGCGCTTTGAGCAAACCATCTATATGTAATACCTGCTTCAGTTGTAACTAATATACAATCTGTTGAGTTACTATTTGGTGTAGCATGGCTAGGATTAGAATAAAACTTTACTTGACCCACCTCTTTAACAGGATAAGTATCAACGCTAAAATTATTGTTAGGAGCAGTAATTGAAGCAGTAGCATTTTGAGCAGGGTAATATGATTGTGGCGTACCTGAAATAGTAACGCTTCCTGTTGCTTGAGCATCACTAGTATCTAATTCATTTGCAGAAAAAGCACTATCTATACTTATGGTATTAAAGGGTAAAGCATTTTGTGCAGAACTTCCTATCTGTCTTAAACTAGTAGATATACCATCGTAATAACCCGTTGAATCATAATATCCATGTAAAGTATTATTGCTGGTTATAACAGCATTATCTGTTTTGACATATCTTGTTGCATTTGTAGCCTGTGGAAAATCAGCAACTAATTTCCATTCAGATGGCTGATTTATATTTGTTGTAGTAGCGTTTTCTAAATATAAATGCAAGTTCGTGTTATAAAATATTGACATCTTTTTATCATTCTGAGATGTACCAAATCTTTTATTGCTTTGATAATGAGTGGGGTTAGATACAGTGGCCCCCAATCTAGGAGAAGTTTTCCTAGAATCTAATGTACCAAAACCCGTTGAGTGACTTCCATACCCATTTATGTCATATGGGGTAAGTATAGCCTCTAAAGTGAATACGTTTCTAGGAGACCATACACCTGCTCTTAATGCTAAATCTGTATCTGTATCATTATATTCAGAATAATCTAAATTAAGATATCCATCACATAGCATAGGGAAAACCAGTGCTTTAGTTTCTCCAACGAATACTCCCGGCATTTATATTCCTCAAAAGGTAGTGTTGATAAAGTCTGAAATTGCTGTAGATGCTTGAACAAACGTCATAGTAAAATTAATTGATGGTGCTGTAGTACCTGATAAGTCTGTTCCAACATCTGTAATAAATCCTTTAATACCTTTTATCTCTTGAGAAACCGAACTAATAGCATCAAACGTTCCGGTAGTTTCCCCAATAGACCAATCTGGAACATCATATTTTCTGTTAGCAAAGTTAAATGGTATAAGTGGTAGGTCTGCGTGTGCAGTATCATCAGTAATTCCTGCTCTCAAATCATATTCATCGTCATACCTACTAGGAATTAAAACTATTAATTTAGAAGGGTTTTGGTCTTCTTGTAAGAAAGAAGAATCAACATATGAATGAAGTAATTGTGCTATCTCATAACTAGTTAATTTTGCTTGTTTAGGTGTATCACTACCTGACCTTTTATGAATTGTTTGGTCTGTAATGAATCCCTGTAAACTGATTTGCTTTCTTGCCATACCTGCATCCATAACTAATGTAGTAGATTCTCCAGAAATCAATCCAGAGAAAGGAACCTCAAACGGCATGGTTGTCTTAGACGTACTGATATTTATTGATTCACAATATAGTCCTATTCTATTTGTATGAATAGTATTTTGATTATCATCTATTGGTGAGTTCACTCTTCTTGCTAACTCTAACATAACGTATGTTGCGCCTTCTGCTCTAATATCTTTAAAATCTGTCATTATGCAAACCTCGTTTGGGCGGTGTTAGTTCTATTCATTCTTAAGTTTATTTCTCTTGCGACCTTATTAGCCATATCTTTAACCTCTGCATCTGATGCTCCTATACGACCTTGAACATTTACTGTAATATTTGTTGTACCTGTCATACTCTTAGATTCGTTGTTTGTATGTACTCTTGAACCTCTTGGCAAAGAAACTAATTCTGGGCCTCTTTCTCCTACTAATGTCATATTTTCAGATACAACTCCACCTGTTGCCCTACCTCTAACTGCGCTTGCTATAGCACCTGAAACTGCGGCAGCAAGTAAATACCCTAATGCTACTAACCATCCACCTGTGGCAATAAATGTAATTGCTGCCATTACTACCAATACAGCAGAAAGAATACCAAATACTACTTCACCGATTCGTTGTGATACCTTTTCTCCGTCTGCTAACTTACCGAACATAAAGTTTACTGCTGACTCAATTACAGCAGTTACTAGACCAATACCTACCATGAATACTCCAATAAGTATTTGAAGTAATCCACCTATTACCTTTAAGAAACTTGCACCAAATTTACCAAAATCACCCTGTAAAGCGGCAACAACCATTCCTATTATACCTCCAAGAATTGATACTATTCCTGTTAAGATTAATTTAAGAGATGCTAAAATTAGTTTCCTGCTTTCTTGGAAATGCGGCCAAAGTAATTTAAATATGTTTACTATGACTAGCAATCCAAGTAGGAAAACTGTACTCCACAAAAAGAAGGATTTTAGAAATTGCATTAGTCCTTTTAAGACAGGCCCAATTGCTTTAGCAAATGCATTTAATCGTTGTCGTTGTTTTATAAAAAATTGAGCAACAGGATTATCTTTTGCTGCATCTATCTCATCTTGGTCTAGTCTGCTTTGTGTTACTCTGTCTTGTGCTTCAGTTAGTTTACCGTATTGGTTTTCTAACATAGCCTTAGTTGTTTTCTGAGCATCTTTTAGTATTTCTGCTTGTCTCTCTAAATCATTAGCAAATGTAATTTTACCTTCTTTCTCTAATGCTTCAACATATTTTTCAGATGCTTGTGTTATCGCACCGTATTCTTTAACAGTTCTTCTTGCTGTCTCAGACCAAGTTTCTAAATCCATTGACCCATCAATTAAGTCTGTATTTAGGTTTTCTAATGCCTCGCTTAATTGAACTTGAGCATTGATGCTTTCCATCATATATTTATTTCCTTTTGATTGACCATCGTAATACATTACAAATGCATCGGTAACTGCTCTTAACTTATTCTGTAAAGCCCAGAAATTAGGTAAAATACCCGATGCTGAACGACTAATAATAGTCCAAAACTTTGATTTGTTAAGACCAGTCATTACATCTTGTAAACCAGTAGATTGTTTGGAAAGGGCTTCAATAGAAGCGGCTATTGAATACATCCTGTCTTCTACTGAAATCTAATCACCCTTTCCGTTGTGCCTTTTTAATTTCGTCTGCTTCTATTTCTTTAACAGCCCCATGTACCGACATAAATTTACTAATTGTTTTTATTGGAGTGTGTTGTGCTTCATATGGGTTTATATTAAACGCTTGGCAATAACTATACAATAAAACATCTAATGCTATTTCTGGTTCTACTTTTCTTCCTAATAAGGCATTTTTATATATCTTTAATTTCCCATATCATCCCCTAATGAATCCGTTAGGGGGTTTGGTAGTATTTCTTTTAATTGCGCTCCTACATATGGAGACAATCGCAAAAGTTCTATTCCAGACAGTTGCGGTTCTGTTTTTTCTATGAAGTTTTCTACCATAAACTTCCACATCTTGTTCATATCTATTTCCATTCCTTGTGTTTTTGGGTCAAGTTTCATAACGCTTGACATCGCTTGCTCGACTTGGAGCCATGTGGGTTCTTTGACCCACACTTTCATATATTCATCACTATCGGGAGCAACCTTCAAGTGATGGCATTCAGTTTCAACTGCTGTAAACAGTCTATTCTTATCACTAACTATTTTTCTTTCCATAGTTTTTTCCACCTACAATATAACTAACAAACAAACAAACGTATTGTTAGTGGAATCTGAGATTTGATTATAAAATAATTATTAAATGCCTCCGAGGATGGTATTTATCCCACCCTAAATTCGCACAACACCCCTCATATTCGGGAATCGTGACGTAGAAATTGACCTCCGCTTTCTTAAAAAAATTTAGTTTTGAGTTGAATATCTCTTAAGGCTTGTTTACCCCTGTATTATCCAGTTTCCGTTGTATTGACAACCATTGGTTGCGAGGGTTCGTGCCGAGACTGAAACCGCAACTTCTAATTGTCCTTTATCATCTGGAAACGGAATGTCCACAGAAGTCGTCAAATAGTTATCAAACTTAAATTTAATAAATTCCCCGGTTGACTTGGTAAACTCTAACTCAATTAACTCATCAGTCGTTGCTGTGTCCGATGTTTCATTTTGCTTTCTTAACTCTTCCCATATACTTCTATCAGTTATAAGTAAGTTTAGGTTTAAATCATAAGTTCTTTGACCTGTAATGTGAGCAGAAGTAATAGTCCTGTCATAGTTTCCAATGAATCTTTGAGCAGTTAGGTTGTTAGATATTGCTAAACTTCCGCTTTTGACTCTAGCCATTTGTTGACCAAATATCTTAATAGAACCATCAGAAAACATGAAAGGATTTATATCCTCTAAGTCTGTACCTGCATAGTTTACTAATTCACTAGCAGTTTCTATACCTCTCTTTGGAACATAATTAGTTTCACAATCATGTGCTTTTCTTGCCATAGCACTTATAGAAGCCATTACTTCTTGACCTTCATCGAAGTTTAAAGTAAATGAGTTTACTTGGCATCCCGTATAAACTCTACAAAACATGCTTTCTTTATTTGTATCTACTTTAAACGTACTTCCGGTAAGACCATGCTTTTCATTTGTTATTTCTAAAGCAAACGATGGCAAATCACCTGAATCATTTTCTGTAATAGTATACAAAATATCTGGATATATACCATTAGTAGTATTAATTGCTTGATAGTTAGTTAAAGTGCCACCACCGGGATATGACGCTAAAGGAGGAAACAGTCTCTTTACTGTTTGACTTCCATCATAATCATCTAATACTCTATGGAATGTTGCATCAGCAGTGTTTCCTGTAATATGAGAATAAAAGCGGTCTGTGATTAAAGTATCTCCTGCTTCATTATCAGTTCCCCCTAATGATGAGGTTACATATGTCATATCTCCAAGCGCATAATACAACCAAGAACCATTGTTTAAAGCAACATCAAAAGATGCTTCTCCTAAATTTTCTGCCGCCTTATATTGGAAACCATAGTTTCTTGTTCCTCCCATTGCTAGATTAACTTGTTTCATTTCTACATCTACAGTAGGTGGTGTAATTGTATTAACTATTCCTAGCCAATGGTCTGCTGATAGTTTTATATCAGTGTCATTAGACGCAGGTGCAGGTAAAGGCGCACCATATCCATGAATAACTATCTTCATTCTGTTGTTTGCAGTCGTGCTTATTTGTTGGTTAAAGGTAATTTTAGATGAGTCATTAGATTTAATTCTAAGAGTTTGTGCCGCAGCAACAGGACTTAAATCAGAACCATTTTGGTCTTTTTCTGTAATAGTGGCTAAACAACCCCTATACAAATTTGTTGCCAATTTTATTCGGGTAGTTGCTGTAATCTTAACTGTGTCAAAACTACTACCTGTTATTGTTCCATTACTCGTTGATACAATCAACGTTCCGTTCTTACTGCTCTCATTTATTAATGCACCCAAATCAAATTCTAATTCAGGTATCATAGTTGCAGATAATCCTGCACCTGTATATACTTCATTATTTACCATTTTACCAACCTACTAACTAACAATTGTTCTTCCGAACCTTTTCATGGTAACAGACAATTTATATCCCAACAACCTCTTATTTCTGTCATTGGCATCGCTTCTGCCTGTAATTTCAATTAATTCAGCACTATCTCCTGCATTTATGCTTGGCCTTAGTGCCTTCTTCTCTAAGATGTAACGCACGATTTGGTATAAACTTTTCAGCCTTTCCCTTGCAAATGTTAGGTCGGCTGTCCCTGAACGTGGTTGTAAAGTTCTAATATGTAATGTAAATGTATATTCTTCGTTTCTTACGGAGTAATCTATAGTAGGATGTGATATGCTTGCAGAGTCTTCATAAAATATTATAATATCTGTTGAGTCTATATCTACTCTTCTTCCTTGATTTGGTGTAAAGTTTTTTACATCTACTAAAAGAGGCTTTGCTCTATGTGAAGATGTTCCTACAGGAGAGTCGCCAAAGGCATTAGAACCTGAACCAGTATCTACGGTTGCATTAGTCCAATTCTCATCAATGAGAGTTATGAGGAAAGTGACTTCATCCATGTTTTTTCTTCCTTACTTAATATATATTCTGTTTTTCTAAAAAAGTGGTCTGCGGCATTTTCTAATACCATATCTTCATCGGCGGCTAAATCTTCTAATCCAATCACAGCAAGATATTCTTGCTCTAACTTTGCTCTCTCTCTTTCTAGTTTTAATATTTCTTGAAATTCTATAAATAGATTATTCATTTTACTCATGTAATCACCTAGTCAATTAAGTGAAGTAGTTGTTTTTTACCATCTATTATAGCCTTTGCTTCCTCTAGGAGTATATCGTGCTTTGTCTTTAAGTCAATATTAGCACCTGTTTCTGCAATAAGTATAGTATTATCATCATGTAATAGAACTTCTGCCGCAACCATCTTAGTTGCCGCTTCATGTATTGAAGAAGGTATTCGGCTACTTCCTACTTGATAAGTGACTTTTATGGTGTTGTTCTGCATATGAGGATATTCATGTTTAAAATATATCCTACCCTCTTCACTTATCTGCCACCAATCCTTTAATCTTCCGTAATCTTCCTTGTCTACAAAAGAAAACGTGTTAATTTTTGCTAAAGTAGAACCTTGCCATTCCTCAATTGTGCAAATTGTTCCAGCATCAGAAGGAAGTAATGAAGAAATTTTTACTCTTGACCCGTCATGGCTAGGAGAAGCATAAAAGAAATCTGAGATATTTTTGTCAGTATGGTTTCCTCCGCCATCACTTGTGTCATTTTCTCCTGCAATTGTCTTAGCCTGTGTTTCTCCTGTAAAATTTGCTGTCTTTGTTGGGAATTTTTCGTTAATTGCATCGCATAATTGTAATACTGTTGTTTTTTCACCTAAATGATTATAGAAACCATTAGCAGTATTTCTTGGCACATTAAATCTAATTGTATTTGCGGCTCCCGGAGTTCCCACATAAAAGACATATTTATGATTCTCGGTTGTTGTTGTGGGTGTAATCTCTGTCATGGCCGAAGCAACGTCTTCATATTTACTTCCATTCCATAGTTCTAATCTAACTATTTTTCTTATATTAGGATATAATAATTGAACAAACCCTATATAATCTTTGAAATGCGTAACAGGATATGCGCTTTCTCTTGTGGGTAAAAAGTCATGATGTTCCTTTTGAATAATAATTGGTCTATAAGATGTCTTAATACTATCATCTATTTTTCCTTCTACTCTTTTAATTATCTTACCCACTTCTGCATTTGTAGGGCTTGTTGAACCACTAAAAGTCTGACATTGTAATAAAGCAGATACTTCATCGTGTGTGGTATAATGCCCTATACCTGTTCCATAATTTACCCCGGAGGTTCTTACATAATCACTTTCTGACTTTAACGTACTCATTTATCCATCACCCATTTCTTTAATCTATTCATTTGTCTTCTCATGTATGAAACCATTGCTATTTTATTAGTATCTGTAAATTGTTTTTGTCCACCTTCTTCTGCTCTTCCTCTTTTTCCTTCGGGTCGTATATATTCTCTTAATTTATATTTCTTTTGCTTATCATACCTTGTTTGCATTTCTGGTCTTAGTTCTGTGACATCTCTAAAACTGTATCTTTTAGTGCGTTGAAAGTCTATCTCTTCAAGATAAAATACATTTGCTTTGGTATCTAATTCATTCAAAGGGTCTTTGGCTGTCTCTAAAGTTTTAATATATTTAGCATTTGCCGTTTCGCCTCTGATATATAGTCTTAATATTCCTGTAACAGTAGGTGTTATTGCCTCTTCTATCTGCTTTCTAATTGATGGTATTTTTGTTAAAGTCTTCCAATCTAAATCAACAGTTTTATCTCCGGGTTCAGGTACACCACTCTCAAAAAACTTTCTTTCAGAATAACTAGATTTATTAGAAGCATGAATAATAAACTTTGGTCTTTGTACTAATTTTTTAGTTTCTTTCATTTGTTCTGCTAATCCTGCGCTTCCTTGTGCCTCAAATATTCTTGATTCAAACCCAGTAAGATTTTCTTTATCTGCATGTTTCATAACAAAATCTCTTTCTGATTTTGAGAATTTTTTAGGTTTATCGGGAAACTTAAAAGTTTTATTACCTTCTTCGTCATCAACACCGTACACTATATTCTTAACAGTTAGAAAATTAATTGCCCCAACATTATAAGCATCTTCTAATATATCTAAATCTCTAGTGCTTAATTCTACATCTCCTGTCCAGTCAGATTGTTCATTTATTAATTTATTCAAAGCAAGTTTAGCGTTAATTTTAATCCACATCTTCATGTCTTTATCGTTAAATTGTTTCCACCCTTTAGGATAATATGAAGCAGACACACTATATTCCGTTGGGTATTCTTTATCATAATCATCAGATGGGTCACCATCAGGGCCAACAACGTCTTCTAATGCTTTTTCTAATATCATCCGTCTGCCTCCTCAAATAAACGATACCATTCTTCTAAATCCATATCTCCAACAAGTTTCTCATATGGCATTTGTATTCCCTGTTCTGCCATTAAATCAGCAATAATCTCATCAAAATTAACGGTGATTACAATCCGCCTGTTTTTTCTATTCTCGTCTATATCATAATCATCTACTGAAACAACAAGATATTTATTCCAGCCTTCTTTAATTTTAGCAGCAATTTGTTCTTCATTCATTTTACCTGCCTTTCTTTGATGAATAGTACCCTCTAATGAATCTTCTGGTTGGAACTTTTTTCCTGCCTCTGTTAAAGCCTTACCATAAGGTCTAACGCTTTCTCCTGCTGAATAAAGTTCAGTTCCTTTTTCATCCTTCATTTTGTGTGCAGTAGTTAACCATTCATATCCTAATTTATCAAGAAGCCCTTCCATTTTCATATCTTTTCTTGTATCGTCTAAGTCTCTTAATATTGCATCAAATCTATCATCTGTTCCAGAAGTATTTACAAACACTCTAGTCTTTGTAAAAAACTCTTCTGCTGTCAAATCCATTATTGACTCCCATGCTTTTTGAATATAGTTTTCATATTCAATTCTATTAAATTTCATATCAGGATTTTCATCAGTAGCATCTTCTAATAAAGCAGAGTTTAAATAATGTTTCATGTTTTTACTAATACTGCTATAGTTTTTGACAGTAAAAGGAGACACTATATATTTTAACATAAGCACGGCTAATGGGTTATCTAGGACATCACCCGTTAAGGATGCGTTATCTATTTCTATTGGTTCAGAACCAACAGAATAGTCCCTATTTTCATATCTAATAGTAGCAGGTAACCTAATCATTTATACCACTTAAGCCAACCAAGCGGCCCAAGCAGCACCTTTAGAAATCATCTGCGATAGACCTAAACCACTTCTAGGTGGAGTATAGGTCATTTGACCCGTATTGGGGTCTATCCAGTAAGGATTCCCCATTGTGTCCGTACCTGCTGGTGGAATTGGATAACCAGAATTGTTGCTAAATGCCTGTTGTTGCTGATACATGGCTTGATTAAACTGAGTTGCACCACCGCCACCTTGAATCTGTGATGGGTCAACACCGCCGTTAACAGGCATTCCTGCCGATACTCCTACAGGTGCAGGTGCAGGGGCTTGTGGAGTAGGTGCGCTAAATCCTTGAGATTCTAAGTATTGACTCTTAGCCATCTTTCTTTGATAAACTACCTCAGAATTTATTGCAGTTGCTAATAATGTTTGTAAATCTAATTGTATGTTAGCCGCAGTTACAGCATTATAATCTGCCTGTGCAACAGAAGTCACACCTAACTCTGTACCTGTTCCTACAGTATCTAAACGTAGTTTTACTAATTGTTCACTAACTACCTTTTCTACTACATCTTCTACTAGTTGTGCAAGCGCACCTAAAAACTGTTCACCGTGATAAGTAAAGAACTCTTCTACATGGTTCTCTTGTAAAGTTAGTAAATTATTTGTGGCTTTAAATTGAGCCTGACTCGTTGCATCTATTTGTTGTGCTATACTTCTATTTGATGTACCCCATACCATATTATTGTGCCTCCAATTCTATTGCGTTTTCAGGTATCTCTACTTTATCCTGAGGAATAACTTGTGCGCCACTGGTCATTAATTCTAAAACTCTTTTATTAATGCCATTTTGTTCCATTGTTAATCGAAATAATTCGTCTTCCTTGTTTTCATTAGACATTTGAGGGGGCTTTATAGTCCACCCCATTCCTGACAAACTCTCTATGTCTGACTGCCTTAATGAAGTTAGCGGTGCTGATTGTAACATTTTAGGCACTTTGGGCATAGGTATGTATGATTCAAAAGAAAGACCATGTTCTTCCGCTATTATTTGTTGCTCTAACATCTCATATTGTCTGTGCAATTGTGCATGTTTTTCACAGTAAGTTCCCCTCATAGGATAACCTTTTCTTACTTTGTGAAGAGGTATTGTTGGTCTCATTGGGTCTGATGCTTCCCAAACCTTATGGGTTCCACATACAACACATCTATCCTTCGTATTAAATTTATAACTGTAAGGTATCTTCATAAAACTTTTTCTTTCAGGCCACAGTATCTTTAACATTTCTTTTAATTGTTTTCTAGGCTTACTGCTTTTATACTCATATTGCATAACTGAGCCGGGTGACCTAGCAAGTTTAATGGGAGGTAAAAAGGGATTTGCTGCTATTGTGTTATTAGCAGGTATTAAAGAAGGAGGCTGATAAGTAGGTGCTATTGTCATCTTTCCAACTCCGATTGCCAATTCTCTTTACCCATCATCTCTAAGTCATTAAAAGTCATCTCTTTAAATATTGGATTACGGTTAGCAATCCTCATTATATGTGCCACGGCTTCTTGTAGTTTTTGACCCGAATCGGGCATTTCTGTATTAAATGTTAACATCTTAGCGATGTCTTCAAACTCTTGATATATTGTTTTTTCTACCATTAGTAATCCTCTATCATTGTTGAAATTCCTCTGTAAACCATTTCTGAATCTGATTTTGCACTTACTATATATTTGTATGTAGGTATGCCTTTATCATTTAATTTATTTGCTCCATCTCTAAATGCTTGGAATATAGGGTGTTGTTGTATCTCTTTGTATTCATACCTGTCTTTCCATAGGTCATATTTGTTTGCCCATATACCTACTGCTTTTGGATAATCTTTATCAGATTTTTTATACTTTTTATTTACGTTGTCCCAATAAGGCGCACATATTGTATCTACTAAAAATGTCCAACATAGTTGTTGTTCTATATCAAAGTGTTTTGTTAAATGTCTATCGTCAATCATAAAGATAATATATTCTACTTTTCTTTTTCTCATATCGTATAGCCATTCATTCCAATATGTTGTTTCTCCTCCTATATCTGATGTTTTGATTGTGTGTTGGTCTCCATCAATTTTAATTGTTTTTCTTAATGCTCTTTCTCTTCCAACAGTTCTTTGTTTAATTTCTGGTACATCTCCTCTTGTTCTTAATTGATGATGTAATGTTGTTTTTCCTACTTGCGTAGCACCATATACTCCTACTGCATGTGGATTTATTTTCTTCCAAAGTAATCCTAACTGCTCTATACAGATAATTACGAACCCTGTCATCACCGACATTCAATCACCTAGAAATGAAATATCGAAGTAATACCTCCCCAAAGCGTACTAAATAAATTAACACCAAACGATGGTAATGCATGACCAATACAAAAACTTACAAGAGAAGCAATAACTCCCCAAAAGTAAAATCTTGCTCTTAGAAACCAAACATCTGCTGAATGCGCTCTTTGCATATCATACGCTAAAGCAGATTCATCCATACCAAATGCTATGGCTTCCAACATTTAATCACTCAACCTGTGCTAAAAAGGGAGATACTTGGGGTTCTTCTGTTGTTACGGGTTGTGGTTGTATAGGCTGTCTATTCCAACTTTGGTTAAACTGTTGTAGGCTTTGACGAACCTTTTCTCTTTGTTGTTCATCTCTAGCCCTTCTAGCCCAATAAGCGGCAATTCTTCTGTCGAGTAAAGTCATCTCAATGTAGTCATTCAAAGCCAAATCAAACACGGCTTTCATTACAAGTATTCCACCAATGGTCATTAGTGAAAATACTATTGCATGTGCATAGTGTGAAAAGGCAAGTAAATTACCATATTCAGCATAAAAGAAAACATTTATGCCACTAATGCAACCAACGAATAATATCGTCATTACTAGTTTTGTATCTTTTTCTAAAGCGGGCATTTTTTCATCTCACTTGAACGGAGACTACTACATCATTGGCTGCTGTACCTGAAACTGCTGCACGACTTAAAAACAGACCTGTACCTAAAATAGCCCCATGATAATCCAAATCTACTGATGTTCCAGCAGGTACAGGTATTACTGCAAATAGGCTTGAAGCAACGGCTGAAGAATTATCATATAAACTAATGGTTTGTTCAGCACCGTCATTATTGTGTATCTTTACAGACATCAACTTAACGCGCTCTTTTATCAAATGTTCTGTTTCAGCACCGTCAGTTGTGGTACTCTTATAACAGTAATTCAACGAGCCTGACATTTTAGCATCTCCTGTGTATTGGTGTGAGGGAGCGTATCCCTTATGAATGTTACTTAAAAATAAAATGTTGTAGTGACCTATGACCCCGTTAAGGGGCCATAGGCCACATTTATTGCGGTAATCAAAGATTTCCGTAGACCCGAACTCTTACAGAGCCTTCATCACTTGTGCCTGATTGTGCGGCTGTGCCTGTGGAAAGAATCAGTTTAAAACTACTCCCTGATTCATAGCCTCCACCTTCTGCTACAATTGCTCTAGCATCATGGCCGATTTCTTCCACACCCGTTACTATTACAGCATTTATGGTTCTTAAACCAAGTTCTGCTGCTGTTACGAGCATACCCGTATTATCGTTAGCATCACAATTTATATTAGCATCAACATAGTATTCATCGCCTGATACTTTAGGCGTTGTATATCCCTTATGGTCTGCTAATACTGTTACTGTAACTGCCATACTTAATCACCTCATGCACTGGTTAGGTTCGTTATCTTTCCTTGTCCCTTAAAGAAGGAGCAACCAGTCTCAGCAATCGTGCGGTACAATGCCTGATTACCAAGTTTGGCAACACCGAATGGGTTACCGTGGTCAATACCATCTTCAAAGTATTGGGTGGGTTTCATTACAGATAGCCACAGGTGGTCTGTATCAAGAATGAGTATATCACTCAATTTGTTAGCAGTAGCCTGTCCTGTTTGTGGCATATCCTTACAAGGAATAATTGGGATGTCGTAGTAAGTAGCGACCCTAAAGCCAACTTCTGAACCCTTTACACCCCTAACACCGTTATGAGTAGGAATAATCTCCTTCCTATCCATAAATCGCTCTTGGGACTGTAGTAAGTCACCAAGATGCTGAATGGTGTCGTATCCTGTTAAGATAACCTTTGGGCTTCCTCCGGCTTCTCTAATGTTTCTTAACGCCTTGTTAAGAATTGTTAGAGTTAATGGCCTTGCATCACCTTCTGCATAACCATCACCATTGTCAACATATGCATCCATAAACCCTGCACCTGTAACAGTACCCATTTTGCTGGTTCCACTTGCACTTCCGGGGTTTCTGTCAGTATTGTTGAACAATGTATACATTGCTGCATCAACCGTGGTTTTAGTGCCGTCACTGGCCTTATTAACCGAGAACAACCCATCATCGAAAGCATCTGCTAATTCCTGCTTTGAGGAAACTATCTTCATTAAAGAAGTGTAGTTTCTTTCAACGTTAGCATTAGCATTGCTTAGGTCAAGCGACTCAAGAGGCAATAGAAGCATAGCGTTCTGCATCTCTGCGTGGTGCTTACCCATGTCTTCACGGATTAAAGCACGGATGTCTCCAACGCCGTCATCAATCTTTGCCATTTCAAGAGCCAATTCCGAGAACTCAAACATATGAGCAACGGTCTTGGGGCTGGTGTTTAACTTGTCATAGGTGGGTGTAATAGCAGAAATAGTTCCTGCCGTTGAATCAGCACCAGAATCTATTGCTGCGTTTTCACCGTATCCACCTAGAGCATCTGGTCGTAGGGCATCTCCACCCTTTGTTAACGTTCCACTGTTATCTGCCATAGAGATTTTATTATCTCCACCGCCACCTGCTCTCTTTGTCATCACTCTCCAACCAGAAGAAACATAAGGTCTCTTTGGTAGCATTGCGAGTGCATTGCATTCTTGGTTAATCATTGACCATACTTTCTTACCGTAGGCCAAGTTATATAGGTCACTTAACGCCGAATTAGCACTAGCCATGCTGTTACCCGAATCGTGGGCTGCGGATAATCCGCTAACAACACCTGCCGCCTTTAACAGCGCATTACCTGAACCGCCCCTAATACCATAGGTTGCGGCTTCCAAATCTCTCATAGACTTAATATATCCTGTCATCTTATATCACCTAGTTCTCATATTGAGCGATAAAGTTGTGTATCTCTCCCCAATCCATTTCTGAAACATCAGGTACTTCAATTTCAGCAGAAGAGGATTTTACAATCTCATCCGTTTGAGCAGTTAATGACTTCCTAAGAAGAGCAAACTCTTCCTTAAGTGCATCAACCTCATTCTTGGCATCATACTCGTTTCGGGCAACAGAAGCCTTCCTTAAGTCTTGCTCCTTTACGAACCTCTCTTCAAACTGAGCCTTTAGAGAGTCATAAGCCATCTTCTCTAACTGCTCGGCTTTGAAAGCCTCGTAAGCCTTCTCTACATTTTCGCTGCTAAGGTCTAAAGTAGCGAAATCTTCGTTATTCCACTCCTTGTATAATTGACCAAATTGTGCGGCTTGTGGGTGTTTCTTGCCTTCTGCTTCTTCTCCGGCATGACCCGCCTCAACGAAGCCTTCCGGCCCCATTCTACCCTTAGCGGTATTATCGGAGTATTCCATGTTCATATTCTCTTCATCCATGTCGGCCATTTCTTCATCCTTACCGTAATCGCCGGATTCCATGTCTGCGTCTTCTATGTCCACATCATCTTCTCCCTTCATGTCTGCATTCTCCATATCGGCCATTTCCTCATCCTTATCTGGTTTTGCATCCATTTCTTCTTTCTTTAGGTCATTAACTTCCGCCATAAGCGTGTTAAGTTCCTCAAGTGCTTTTTCCAATCTCTCAGTCATGTCACTCTTCTCCTCCTTTAATATGTCAAACTTTGCTTCTGGGTTTATTCCTTTTTCACAAATTGTTACTTCATGGAGTTCTAATTTATCTATCTCATTATATTGGCCTAACTCTTCGCTTGTTTTTTGCCTCTTAGATAGTGCTTGTCCACCTATACTAAATGAACGTAAGGTTCCTTTTCTGATACCTCTTTGAATTTCTTTTGCCTTTTCTATGTCATCTCTTAATTTAATAACAACATAAAAGCCTACATCATCTACTTCTGTCTTGTGAAGGTTTCCATTTTTATCTCTATAATTTTCTATTACGTCACCGACTTGAACATTTGAATGATTTGACATTACATTTCTATACTTGGGTGTTTCCATATATTTTATAACTGCTTCTTCTAATGCTTTTAGTGTAATTAAGTCATTTTGTTTATCTACAATTTCTATTGATGCATATCCTCCTATGACTAAATCATCTGATTTTAAAATACTAAAGTTACCTTCTGTATGCGACTTAAGCAAAGTGGCTTCCGACACAATACCACTTCCTCAATTTACTATATGAAGGCCACGATATTACGCAACTTGCATGGTTAACTTTTTATGTCGGTCTTCAGTAATATCCCATATTCCTTCGTCTTTGTCAGCATCTAACATCTTTTGCTTAACACCAGTCCATACTAACCAAGTATCTTCTTCATTCACAGGTACTACTCTAAAGTGGACTCTTGTATCAAACTTCTTACCATTGATTTTATATTCGTGATAACCATGTCTTTGCACACCTAACTTAATTTTACCAGAATCTATAAGTTTTCCTCTTGTTGTTTTATCTGCAACCTGTGCAGGAAACTTTCCTGATTTACCAAATAAGTTGTAAATGTCTTCTGTATCTTCTATATCAATAGTCCACGCCATATCTTTTTTATCTGTTTCAATAATAAATTCTAAGTTATCATCATCACCATAGTATATAGAAAATGTTCCAGACTTAGGAGTGTCTGCTTTAATTAATTTATCTTTATTTGGAACAAAAGTATCCTTAGCCACCTTAACAAAATCATCAAAATCAGTTAACCAATTTACTAATTTACGCATATCGTTATCCCACAATGCTTCACTTAATTCAGGTATCTTTTCTTTAGCAAATTTTTGTATATCTCTTACATGTGTTCCTTTACCATCTGGGTCTTTATCATGTAAGAAAGATTTAATGGCTACTCTAGCATCTCCAGACTTTGCCTTCATTAACTCTGTAATTTCATGCTTCCACAAATCTATATCTGCTAAAGCATTTTTCTCCATTAAAGTATCCCCACTGAATCCATATATAGTATAGCCATCAAAATCTCCTTTCATTATTATTTCGGCTTCCCCATGAATATTATCAGTAACAATATATTTCTTTAGTGCATCTCTAACTTCATACTTTAATGTCTTTCTTCCCTCTTTAGATAACAAATCCAAAGTAATAAGTTTTTCAGGTTGTTCCACTTCGGGGAGTTCTATTACCTTAGCAGTGTATAATTTATAGCCTTTAGGTGTCTTTCTTACTTCGTCAACCTTAACTCTAACTATGTCACCTACATCTACATCTTCCTTTGTATTTAGGGCTTTACCGACAGAGAGATACTTTATTCCTTTTAACTCAGTACCACCATGTTCTCTTGCTTCTTCTCCGCTAAGTGGCCCTGCCCCTAATGTATACGAATTTAGATTTGATTTTGTAGTTTTCTTATCTAAAACAATCAAATCTAAGTCAACAAATTTCTTCATCTTAATCCACTTTGGATTCTTTTTAGTACCAATATAATATGTGGATTCTATATCTTTTATAACTACTCCTTCTGAAGCAGGTAGTTCCATAATATCTTTAGAATACTTTTCCACTTCTGCTAACGAATCTGCAATTCTTGTATTCTTTTTATTTGGAAACCCTAACTCATCAGAAGAGTTTTGAGATAGTTGATAAAATAATGTATTGATTCTTTCTCTTAAAGGGTTGTCTGCTAAATTCTTTCCTTCGTGGTGCATTATATCAAAGACCCTAGCCTTTAATTTAGCATCAGGATATTTGTTTTTAAATAAGTGTGCTATAGTATCTGCTCTATGAAGAGGCTCATCTTTATCATATAGTATTAGTTCTGCATCAAAGATACAATCTCCAAATCTCTTTTGCTTTAATTTATCTACAATGTCTTTACATTTAGAAGTAATATCTTTTTCATTGTAAGAATAAATTTTTACTTTGTCTTTTATTTTATGAAGTTGAACCCTGATACCATCATACTTTTCTTGAACTAGCCATTCTCCACTAAAGCCCTTAAGTTCTTCAATGTCTTTAACTTCAAATATTCTATACATTGGTTTGTTTGGTATGATAAAATCAGTATCCGCTTTTTCTTCTTTAGAGTCCTCAGACTTTTCTAATCTAATTGCAATTAACTTTTCCCAATCCTCTTCTGTGTTATCTCTTAGATATACCTTTTTCAATAACTCAAGAGCAGGTTTAAATTTGGGCTTTATTTTAGATGTGTCTTTGTTATCACCATAATGCTCAATAATATAAATAGGAATATCATCTAATCTAAGGTCTAGCCCTTCCGCGCCTTCTGCTATATCTGCTATATTAATTCCTTCTTGTTCCCATGAGGCTGATGATATTCCGTGTGAATGTGTTCTCAAAGCATAGTGTATAAACATAGCATATATTGCTGGCTTAGATATAAATGTCTCTATAACCCTGTCTCCTAACTGTTTAGCAAACGGGTCATTTACTTCATCGGAATTGTATCTTAATCTTTTTATTTGAGCATATAAATCTCTAGCATGATTTGATTCAGGGTCTAGTGTGTTTTTATTAAACACTACTTCTTCGTCTAAATATTTTTTCATTTCGTTAGTAAAACTACTAAGTCCATCGAAATCATCTCTTATCTTTTCGACAGACTTCCTCCATTGTTCCCCATATTCTTTAGGGTCTTCTCTCGCAGTAAGATATTTTACTCTCACATCTTCATAAAAATCAAGAACACGCTTCGCCAAGTTCTTATTTTTTTTGCGAAAGAAGACCCCAGATTGTGCCATGTTTATCCTTCAAACTCAGTTATGTTTGTTTGTTCTTCATCCCTACCTTTTACATCTGGTACGGATTCAGCCTTTGGCTTTTTGACATCAACAGTTTCACCTGTTTCGTTCTCTATATCAGCGATTTGAGTAGAAACAATTTCCTTTCCTAACTCTAATGCTTTAACCATCAGTTCTTCCATCTTTTCTTCTTTTGTTACTTTTTGTGGTAATCCATCATCCATCAATAACCACCTTCCAATTTTGCTACCATTTCATTGATATCTTTCCAATCCATCTTGGCAATATCATCAACGCTAGTAGTTCCACTACCCATTGTGGGTGTTGGTGTATTTGTGACAACTAAACCTGACTTCATCAGTATGTTGTCATCATTGTAAACAGTTTTTTCTAACTTGCTTACCTTATCAACTAACTCCTTCAACAGAAGAAGCATTTCATTGTCTGCACTTTCGTCACTCATCTTTCTCATCTCCTAAATCTCCTTTGCTCTTTGGATAAATCATCCCTCGCATTTGGCGATATAGAATCTCATAATCTTTTCTAAGTTCAGATGCAGCCGCTACAAGAGATATGTTTGTCTCTTCTATTTTCTCCATCTTTTTCTTATCAGACTTATTTACATTAAGAGATTTTATTTCATCCAATAAATCTCCTAACTTGGTAAAGTCTTGTCCCATATATTCTGTTGGCTGAACAGATTGTAACAACTTCTTAATTTTCTTCTTTTGCTTTGGGTCAACCTTTGCCAACAATTCACTTTCTTCTTTTAAAATAACTTTTTCCCACATATTTTATCTTCCTCCCATTCTCTCTAATAATTGTTTTATCTGAGGAATCCTATTAAACGCTAAAACTTCTAATCTGTATTGTTTTTGTAATTTATATAACCTTGCTATTCTTTCTTGGGATTTGAAATTGTCTATTAAATCATCCATTCTTTTCTCTAATTTGACCCGTCTTTCTCTAGTCATTTTATTATAGTACGGGTCTCCCCTTCCCGGATTAATTAATTTAAGTAATCTTCTATAATCCTGTGATTGTTTAAACCTATCAAACTCTTTATCTATTTTAGTATTTACATTTTGTAAGTTTGTTTCTGCCCCTTTCTTAGAATTGTTTTTAGTTTCTTCTTTTAGAGTTCTGAGGTGCATCATTAATTTTTCTTTGGTGTCTGGTTTTGTATCTCCACCTGCAAGGAAACTTTGTATTGGGTCAAGTTTTGCTCTTTGCTTTTTATCCTCTTCCCTAATTTGTGCAAATCTTTGTTCTTCCCATTCCTTCTCTTCTTTTGTTTTTGGACTTGCAGTAGCATCTCTTCTAAGTCTTTCTCTTTCTTCATCTTCTTGTATTTCCTGTAAGGCAATACCCTGTTTTGATTTGTAGTCTTTAATATTATTTTGAAGTCCTTCATAATGTTCTCTAAGGTCGGCAAGATATTCAAAATTAGTAACTGATTCCGCAACTCTTTTATCGCCGTTCTCATTAATAATTTGTTCTAATTTATCTATAGCAGACTTAGTATTCATAATTTTAGCATATTCTTTTTCTACTTCTTTAATAAGTTTGACTAAATAGTTTCCTGCATATTCTTGAAAGTCTTCTCCTTCTTTTTCTGACTCACTTTTAACATCCCAGTCCCTACGAATACTTGCAGCAATTTCATCGAGAGACCAATTTCTATCTCCATCAACATCTTCAATAAAGTCTTCAATTAAATCATAAAAGTCTGCATCTGCACTTGTGTTTGCATTTAAATTATTTACTAATTTGTTTAAATGTATTGCTGAGTTTTTATTAAATTTATATTCATCTGCGTTTAATGTCTTAATTAAAGAAGGTACAGTAGATTTATCTACTCTCTTTTGTTCAATTCTTTGTGCTACTCTTCTCAGTTTGTCTGCTCTAGTAATACTTCTATTAAATTCTGATTTTAAAAATCTTTCAAATTTTCTATATAAGTCTGTAACATTTCTTTTACCGTCTGAATCTACTCTAACTAACTTCGACACAATTGCAGGATGAATCTTTTTCTTATCATTCCAGACAGATTCATTTAGACCCACTAAGAATTTTGATGTTATTATTTTTCTCTCCTTTAAATCAGATTTAGTTTTATCAGTTATCCTTTGGTCTTCTTCTAAATCTATCAAAACTTCATTAAGTGTTTTTTCTTGGAGACTCATTTTTCTTTCTACTTTGGTTGTTTTAGTATCTTGTAGAAATACATCAATAACTTTTAGTATGGTTTCTTTATCTTTCTCTTCAGCATATCTCATTATATTTTGTAAAGAAGATTTTATAAATTCAAATGAACTTACCTTCCAACCCTCAGGGCGTTGTCTATCTTTGAAAGAAGTCTTAAGTTGAGAACTAGTCCAAGTAATTTGAGGCTTTGGATTTATTTCATCTTTGTTCCTCTCAATATACTTGGAGATAGTTCTTCTTATTGCATACTGAACTTCTTTTAAAGTTAAATCATTTTCTGCCAATTTTTTAGCATTATCTTTTTTTCTTAAAATTCTGTAAAGTTCCACTTCGGCGGTAACCTGTTTAAGTAACAGTTCCACCATTAAATCACCTTACCACGGAATATTTTCGTGTCTCTTATTGTCCAGTTTTTTTGCTTTCTTAAATTGCACAACACCCGGAACATGGTCTGGTTGTTCGCGCTTTAATGTTGCCGGGTCATTTCCGACAATATCATGTCTCTTACTGACATCTTTCTTCATTGCATTTACTTCCTTGTTAATCTCCTTAACAAGTTCTTTTTTCTTATCTATTGTTGTCATTTTCTTTCACTCTCAAGATATTCTATTCCTCTATATTTTATAGGAATCTTTTTACCGCTACTTAATAATTTATCTACTTCTCTCCACTCTTTAAAGTTTATTACAGAAAAAGAATATGGTACTCCGGGCATTGTATATCCTGTACCTCTTTTTTTATCCTCTGATTTATATCCTGTCTCTCTAACTACATTAAGGTCAAACCAACCTAGTTTTCTAAAAAGAGGATTTAATTTCTCTATTATGTCATTTTGCGCCCAAGTTCTTAAGTCATCCCAAGTCTGCCATCTTCTGTTAAATTCTTCGCTTGGAAATGTTGATACTCTTTCTCTATGAAATCTTTGTCTTCCTCCAAAAAATTCACCAGTCATTGCAGGGCGATTGTATCTTTTTGTACTAAAAAACCTATTTAAAAAATGAAAGAAATGTGCAGGGCTACCAAAGGGTTCGGGTCGTGTAGGTGAATGCCAATAACTTTTACCATATCTTTTTTTAGATGCATTTTTCCAAATTGTTGTATAAGCCTCATCTATCTCTTCTTTGTACTTATGCCATTTAGGTTTAAGTTGGTCTAAATCTCTTGAAAAGTCTCTATCATCAAACGGTGAACCTTGTTCATCTCTTGGTAAACCAACTTCTACTTTCTTAATAGTTTGTTGCCAATTCATCCAACTCGCCTCTCTGTTCTTGAATCAACATTCTTATTACCTGCTTCCCTCGGTAAACCAGTAAATCTTTTATCTGGGCCAGTTTCAGAAGATGGTTTATTTCTGGTTGCTGGCGGATTTTCTTGTGGAGTAGTTCTTTCTTGTTGCCCCTGTTGTTCCATAATTTGACCCATTTGACTTGCATCTATATTTGTACCAGCATAGGGGTCACGTTCAATTTGTTTGTCTTGTCCCTTAGGTGCTTTACCTTCTTCTGGTTTTGGTTTATGATAAGAAAACCTTCCCTTATCATCCATTTCTACTTCAAAGCCTAAGTTTTTAATAGACGCAGCAATTTGCACTTCTAGTTCTCTTAACCTTATTTTGGCTAACTCATCTTCTTCTTCAGAAGGAGGTAACTTTAATTTCCAATCTGTGATTCCAAATTGTTCTGTAATAAATGGTAAAACATAATCATTCCAAATAGTTTGTGCCATTTCAACTGCACGGTTTGTAACAAGAATTTGCATACCTTCATTATTCAATCCACCACTGGCGGAATTGTCTGCCATGAAAATTTTAGATACGCCATAGAACGCAGAAATTCTATCTCTTAAATCTTCTTTAACAGCAACATAATCCATTTCTTTTAGGCTATCTAAAAACTTTATCCACTCAATAGAACCTTTACCATTTTCTGCTTCTATTCCCATAACAGGAATAAAGTGAGGGTCTTGCTCCATTTTTTCTTTAACGCCTCTCCAGAAATTTTTCATAGAATCAATATTTCTGGTTTGAACTGCAAGTAATCCTCTTGGCATTCTGCTCTTTGAATAAGAAGAATTTACATAATTTTCCATAGCAATCAACGTAGTAATGTGATTCCAAAGAGTAAGTATTGGAGACAAACCATAAAGTCTACTTGGATTATATTTACTAAAGTGTAGAACTTCTCCCTTAATATAATACTGTTCTTCTCCATGCGCTCTATTTACATAATGAATTGGATAAGTAGGGCCACCGCATTCTTCACATCTTTCAGCAGGGTCATCCGATTTGAAATCTCTATGTCTGATACAGGTAAATCCTTCTTTTCCTTTTGTTCCTTTTTCATCAGAATAAATTGCCATGCTTACAGGGTCTCCCCTATACATTTCTTTTATTCTGTGCATTTTTATTTCGCCGTTGCCATCTAAGAAATATTCTTTAACTAGAATAACATAGGCATCATCCATGATGTTTAAATCATCTTCCATTTCTTTTAGAATATCAATAAACATTTGCTCAGATTCATTTACATACCTGTGTAAAAATTTCTTAGCATAAACTAATTGGTCTTTGTTAGGCTTTTTTAAATCTGGGCTACCGCATTCTTGACAAGCGGGAGTAGGAGACTTATGTTCATTACCACAAGAGTTACATTTTAATGCAAACTTTTCTTCCCAATGATAACCTCTTCTAAATATCTCCGTCTTTAATTGACTAGTGCAGGTTCTTACTATTACTGATTGTTGTGCAACATGATATACCACTGGTGCAGTAATCATGTATGAAGTATCTTTTTCTTGGATACCCGGATTGAAAACTTTTCTATCAGCAGGTTTAGGAGTTCTTCTCCTAAATACATTGCGAATAGAAAATCTTCTTTGTTCTTCTTCTACCATTTATCATACATCCATTTTTGAATTTGCTTCCAACTTACTAATCCCATCTATATCAATGTCCCATTCATTCCAATTGAAATTAGTGTTGTCTTTGTGATTGTGATATTTCATAAGTTTAAATAACTCATCTTTTCTGTCTTTGTACCAATCTGCTTTTTTATTCTCTTTCTTTATTTTAATTAGTTCTAGCAAAACTTTTGCATTTGGCCCTTTCATTCTAAAGTGTGGTAAACAATTTTTTAATAGTTTAGTAATATCTTTTCCAGAATAGAAATTTAATCTGTTAACAGGTCTAGTGTCTTGTGGTGACTTTTGGTCTAAATGTAATCTTCCAATGCTTCCTAATGATTTATACATTTCCATCATAAATGCTTTTCCTCTATCTCCTGTCGCAACTAAACCTACTCTTGGATTATGATTTTTGTCCATTGTAATATATCCATCAGAGTCTATGAATGCTGCTGTGTATGCCCATATATTCTTTTTTATTTCATCATTAAATTTATAATAAGCACCATTGACCCCAGTTATATTTTCTTCCTTTGCTAGTTTAGCAATTATTGCAGTAGAAGTTTTATCGTATAGATTCTTTTCTAAAGAATCATGAATTTCTCTTGCAGAAATACCCGGATTATTACAAACTGCTTTTAAGATTTCACTCTTCAAGACTGACTTGGGGCTAGGGTTTATAGAGGTTTCCTTTAGAATTGCTTTAAATTCTTTTTTGGCTTCTGTTGCTTTCTTTAGATTAGAAGCATACTCTTTACCAAATGAAAGTTCTTTCATATCTAAATTTGCTTCCCAATTTTTACAAAGCGAATCCACTACTCTTCTTCTAGTATCTTCTTCACTTATTTTACTTAGTTTTAGTAAATCGCTTTCAGAACAAGTCATACTTTGTAAAGGAACCTTATATTTCTTTACCCAATAAATAGATTCTATACATTTGTTAAGATAATCAGAATAACCATCAATTAGATTATCAATAGCCTTCGTAAATTTAATTTTTGGTTCTCCTTTTAATGTCCTTCGATAATTTCTCATTTCTTTAACTACCATAGGAATACTATTACCCTGAATCTCATATGCCTGAGGATAAACATCTAATGCCTTTTTAGCATCTGTTAAATTCATTCCAAACTCTTCTGCATAATCTTTTGTTATATCATCATGGCTTCTTATTGGTTTGTTTTCTAACCAACTTGCGTTTTTCATGCCATCAGTTAAGTTTTCCATTTGTTCAGTTAACTTAGCCTTTTCACGCATAATTTTTGATTGTGCTTCTAATTCATCAGCCTGTTCTTCTTCTAAATCTGATTCATTTGTCATCTTTTACACCCGACCTAAAAATTTAAACCTATCATTCCCGTATTTTGCTCAAATAGAGGCGTTTCAGGCTCATCGAATAGTTCCATGTCATCAAGGAGCATAAACGCTTCTGTCGGCGTTTGTGAGGCCGCATTTGCTAAGGCTAGGCCCATAACCAAGTCGTCATGCGCACCGACTCCCTCAAACTTACCAGATTGAGTAATTGAGAACATAGATAATTCTTCTAATAGTGCTTGAGTCATCTTTCTGCTGTTATTATCTCCATACGGAAGATGTAATTTGTTGTTTTCAAAGTTCATTTGTAGATTTAATATAATTTCTTGCTTCTTTCTACGGGTTGTATCAAAATCCCTTACATTTAAGTCGGATACAGCCCTTAACTCTTGTGTAAACGCCTTTGCGAATGTATTTGTTTCGTAAAGTATGACTTCCGGCTCAAACACTTGACCAATTAGACGTAATTTATCAATATTTTCTCTAAATTGAACATTTTTACTTCTATCTACATGAACAATGCTTTTATTTTTCTCATCATCTACTTCTAAAACCATAATTACGTTATAATCGCCGTCTGTAGAGATAGCAGGGTCAACACCTACATAATATTTGTATCCTTTATCTTTTCTGTGACCTAATTTAAGAATTAAATCTCTATTTTTTGCATTTTCTAAGTGTTCTTGTCCAAAAAGTGCTGTTCCTGTTGAAACTGGTATACATAGATACTCCCTAGTAAACTTTAATGAACCAATTTCTGCCTTCCTTTGCATCAGAGCATCAAAATCCCATCTTTCAGGCCATAAGGGTTCATTCATTGAATCTAAACAGGGATATTTTCTAACTGTATAGGCTTCGTTTTCTTCTAGTTGTGAGAAAATATCAGTATAAGTAAAAGGAGTCCCTATCATTCTAAGATTAGCAGTGTGGTGAAGTGTAGGAATCATATCTCCGAAGAACCAATCAGTAACTCTTTGAATACCAGTTAAACTAAACTCTTTCAAAGGGTCATCAATAATAATTTCTTGCGGGTGAAGACCACGAATCTGTGAACCTACTGACCTTTCAAGAATTGAGTTGCCATTCGTTAATGTTATGTTTCCAATAGCCCATCCTCTTGTTGGTCTAAACTTTTTTAACTGTGGTAAATTAAAATATCTATCTATCTCTCTCATGTGAACAAGAGTCTGCTTTTGGTTCGATGAAATGTATAGCATCTGATATGGTGGTTCTTGGAACACTAAATTCCAAACTACCCAAGAATGCATAAAAACAGATTTTCCGTGGTCACGACTACAGACTATTACGGTTCTATCTGTGTTTGACATAGTATCTAGCCATTCTTGCATATAGGCAGGATACATCATACCTAATACATTTTGAAAGAAATAAGGAAATGAATCTTTTGACATTTGCATATCCATCTGATGAGCAAAGTTTAATTCTTCTAATTCCATTATTTCTCTCTCCTTAATGATGCGTTAATTTTATTCCATTTCTTTGCCATTGGTACAGGTAAATAAATAACAAAATCCTGCCCTTTACTTGCCGCCATTTCTGCATGTTCATCCACGACCTTCTTTGGTATAAAGTCATAGTAACTTTCTAAGTTATCTGGGTTTGTCATCCAAAATTTTCTCTTGAAAGAATCAGCCCAAGCAGTGCCTCCTAATGTAGTATTATTGATTAAACCTATTCCGGGCTTAGAAGCCATCTTATCCATTTTTTCATTCTGTAGTTTCCTACTAATTCCTGAAAAACCTTTAGAGCCACCACGCCTATAATCAGGATGAACTCTTGTACCTGCTAATACCCAATAGGTTCCATAATCTTGCCAACCACTATAACCAATCATTCTATTATTATCCCATGCAGTAAGATAATCCCCTTCAAAAGTATATGGGTTTAGATTATTAGGATTATCTCTTCTTGCGGGCCTATCATTATCTGGATTTGATTCGTTCCAAATTTCAACAATCTCTTCTTCAGAAAAAGCCCTAACAGGAAAAGTTATTCCTTTGTATCCTGTTTGTTTAAGCAAGTCAAACCAATTCAAAATCCCACCACCTAAATCTTGTTAATTTAATTTTTTTCAATGGAAGATTTTTCTTTTTTTTCATTTAATAACCCATGTCCATTTTACTTGGCCCTGACAGTTCTCTAACTTTTTGACAACAGAGCCTAATTTTTTGAGTTGATTGTAGGTTCCAAAAAGCATCCTTCTCCATCCTAAATTTCTTTTCTATGTAAGCACATAATTCTTTTCTTGTCATTGCTTCAAAATCAGCATCTATTTTTGTCCCTAGAATTGGCCCTGTTTCTGGTGGCAATCTTGAATCTAAAATGACATATATTCTACCCATCAAATCAATGAGTTTACTAATTACTTTGTGTCTAAGTTTCATTTCTCATCAACTACCTTGTGTTCAAATAAATAATCCGATGCATCATCTACGGATGACCAATCATGTTCATCTAAATCATATTTATCTGCGACTTCCTCTAAATCATCTATTGCCTCATCAACTGGCTTTTTCTTTACAATGTCAAACCACTTCATGCAGTGTAACCTCCGGGTTCATCAGTTTCTATAAACATCTCAAGAATTTCTTTTCCCTTTTCAACATCTATTTTTTCTGGTCTAGGTACTCCCATCATGTCTACCATAAAATCAGGTATCATCTTAAATCCTTCATCTGCCGCATCCCACTTTACTTTGGTTAAATAATGATAAAGAAATTCAGGGTTTGGTTCTGGTACATCAACGACATCGCTTATTAATTTATAATTATGTTTTTGTCTCTCTATCATGTCCCTCAGTTTACTAGGAGCCATAAAAGCATCGCCAGTTCTTTCCTCTTGTTTTAATGCTAGTTTATACAGAGCCTCTACAAATTCTAAACTCTGTAATGTTTGTTTTACCATCATAAGCCCTACATCTTTTATAGGGTTTCTTTTTGTGATTTCAAACCAACTCATCGGAACACCGCCTTTACATGATAAACAACGTCTTCGTTCACACCGTACTTATTAGCAATACTATTCATGCTTTCAAATTCATTAACTATACCTACAATATCGGTTGCTGTTAGTTCAGTTTTATATTGACTCTTAATTAATTCTATAGTATCATTTATGTTATCAAAATCATCAAGTCTACCATAGCCTTCATAAGTTGGTTTATTTAACATTTTTCTTATTTCATCATGAACAACAAGTACGGCTCTTTCAGGTACAGATAATCTTATCATGTCTCCTCTCTCAGTATGTAGCGACATAAAAGTTTTCATTTGATTACTCTTATTAGCATCCTTTTGGAATAACTTAGACTTGGCTGCAATAAACGCAATTAAATATTTATACATTGGTTGAGGCTTACCCTCATTATTATACTCGTCTGCAAGACGTTGTACGCTCTCGCCTCTTATTTTTAGTTGTCCTATGTTGACATTTCTATTTGTTCTAGCAATCCTTTCAAGGATAGAAGCGAAGTATTTTTTGTCTATAGATATATCATCAGTGAAATCTTCTACTATATCTAACACATCTTCTGTTGTATTTATCAATAGTTTTTCAGATGGTGATGTAGTAGTCAATGCTTTTCTATAATTATTGATTTGTATTAAATCATTCTTATCTATCAAGCCTATACCAACTGTTAAGAACTGTGTAAATAGTTGTGCTATTAATTGGTTTGGTGCGCCCCTTCCTGTAAACTGTGCTAGTTCCTGTGAGCGCAAAAATTTAGGAGTGTCTCTAAACACCATAAATTCTCCATAAGAAGGCTTGACATAATATTCTTGTATTGCTACTAATAGGTTTTCTATTGCCTCTTCAAACTCTCCCAAGTCTTCTCTTAGTGAACCTAAGTGTCCTAATCTGAATCTGCTCATAATGTGATAGTGTTGTTTAGTATCTTCTGTTATTTTCTTTTGGCCTCTTTCTGCATCTCCACCAGTAGGCATATCTGCTTGTTCCCATATTTCAGGCATCGTTGTTCTATTGAGAGGTTCTTCTATTAGTTCGCCTACGGCCTCCAATAAATCTAAATGGAATTTTTCCAAAGATTCATAATTTGGTACTTTGATTTCTTTATTTTGTTTATCTTCAAAACCTAAACTTTCATCATAGAAATTATACACTTCTTGGGTAAATGGTAAATAAAACCAGTCTCTTGAAACATCAGCAACTTGTTCTCTTCTTTCTTCATGTTCATCTAAAAGTTCTTGTAGGTCTTCTGCAACGCCACTATCAATTTCATTTTCTTCTTGAATTTCTTGCTTTAGTATTTCTAAAAACTTTATGTAAGCAGTTTTACTGAATGGGTCTTTTACTATTCCTTTTTGGGCAGCGATACCATATATCGGGTCAACCTGTGAAATTCTAGTAATATTGTCTATTTGCTTTCTAAAGTTTTCAGCCGCAATTTGTGGTGCGCCGGATTGACCTACTCCAAATTCTGCTTCAGCCGCACCTCTTTGTGAATCTCCTTCTTCCGAACCATATCCTTCATAAATATCTATATCTTCTTCATCTATTTCAAACTCTTCATCTTGTTCTTCGATGCTTCTTAAAGAATCGCCTTCATCAAAGATATCTTTTATTTTTTCTATTATGGCATTATGAACATTCATAAGAGTTTCTTCATCATCATCGCTTGCTACAGGATAATAGATTGACCTAGATTTAATGACATAGTTCTTATCATCCATGTCCTGATACAAATCATACAGTTTCTTTAACTCACCGTCTAATTCTGTAAAGAATGTTTCCGATTCTTTCAGCCCTATTATCTTTACATCTTCAGAACCATCATCTAATTTATCTATTTGTTTTTCGATTCCTTCCCATTCTATTAGGACTTTTTGAATGGCTCCTCTTAAATCATCAAACTTATCGTAAACCTTTTCCCAGTGGTCATAAAATTTCTTTCTTGACTTAACCATTCTTGGGTCTATTATTCCTAACAACTCTCCTTCATCGAAATTTTGTATTTTCAATTTCTTTTTTCTAGCAGTTGATTCAAGAGAATTTGCTAGTGATGTTAGCCCTAAAGCATAATGTGACATAACATCTAATCCCTTAGTTGTATTAATCATATCAGTAATAAACTTCTTGTTTTCATCTGAGTTATTTAATACTTCTAAATCATCCAACTCTAATGCACTCTTTAAATCATTAGGTTGAAGTTTTCTATTTCTATATCTAAATTCAGAAATGATATTTTTTATCATATTCTTACTTGTTTTTCCTCTATCGGTTCCTACCGATAATGCAGCCATGTAATCTTTAATATATTGTTCCGAGAATCTTTTCTTTTGTAAAAGAGATTTGATGTTTTCTAACTCTTTATCTTTATTAAGAGTTTCACTGATAAGTAATTTATGTGTGTTTGAAATATGTCCTTCTTCAAACTGCGTGTTCTTCATCTCTCTTATCTTTGCAATATATTCTTTACTGTCTACTTCATACTTCTCAGTATATGCCCGCCGGGACAGGGTAATGTAATCCTGAATTTCTTGAGTCATTCTTGTACCTCCTTAACTAGACCTTCATCAGATAATCTTCCCATAAGTTTATACAATTTATCTTCGCCACCTTTAATTTCTAATTGTAACAACTGTAGATATTGTGATGTGTTATCAATAATATCTTGAACCTTTTGTTTAACGGATTCTACTAAGCCATCCATAATAGTAGAAAAGGAAGATTGCGCTTCCGTTAATAATTGGTTAAATAGTTTCTTTTCTTCTTCTTCATCATCTTCTTCTTCTGCGTCATACATGTCGTTTCTTATGGCATTTAGTTCTCTAGTCCCATAATAGAAATCTAAACTTATTAACAACCTTAACATTTCTACAGGTGAAGACTCTCCCGAATGAGTGCCTGTTGCCTTTAGTTCTCTTAATAGGTCTGATACAGTATCTCCCTCTGTCATAGAAATGTTAATCATTTCAGAATCTTTTCTTAGTAGTTTGATTTGGTTCACAAACTCCTTTGCTAATTCTACAGGGATTCCTTCATAATTTAACTTGTTAGCATTTTCTCTTATACTAGTAAATAAATCAGCACTTCCTTCCTTAGCATTGAATATTTCTTCAACGCTAAATGCAAGTTCTAATAGGTCATCTTTCTCATAGAACTCAGACAGTGCTTGGTTAATTTCTAACTCATCTTTACCTCTTAATTTTTTGAACATCTCTACTTCATCATCAGTAAATAAGTTAGTTCCTTGTCCTCTGTAATAATTTTCTAGTGCTTTAAAATCATCTCTCAAAGCAACAGCATCATCCTTCTTAGAACCAGTTATGTATTTGTAAAACTTGGGAAATTCCTCAGATTGTCTCCTATAGATTTCTTGAAGTTCCTGTATTTTTTCTTTAGATACTCCTGAAGGGTGGTCTTCACTTACCTTTTCTTTTACTTTATCTTTAAGGTCTTCTCTCCTATAATACTTAGATTGTTTGTCTACATCTTTTTCTAATAATGAAACAAGTTTTTTAGGAACATTTCTGCTTAGTTTAATTTCTTCACCTGACTCAATCATCTGTTTTAGATTTAGTGAAGGACTCTTCAATAGAGTTTCTAAACTTGTACTAACGGTGACGTTGTTACCTAACAAAGAAGACCTAGCATTTTGTAAAGCCTTTTTACTTTTTGTCTTAGGGGTAGGCATAAACTCCATTTTCTTTCTCCAGCCTTTTAACCCTAATAGTTTCAAATAGTTTAATGCATCTTCTGCATCCGTTACTTGATTCTCATAAGTTTTTGATTCAGAAACATCTATTTCTCTTTGAACTCTATCAGATATCTCTGTGTCTCCAAACAAATCTAGTAAGGCAGATTTTTTGAATCCACCTGTTCTAGTAAATCTAATTCTTTGTCCAGTCTTTCTTTGCTCAAGTCTATTGATAACATCTCTTACTTGATTAAACATATCAGGACTTATTTTCTCAGGTAGTGTAACTGTAACTTCATCATCTGTCTTTGTTACTTCTGCTCCTTCTAATGCCTCTTTGATTTCATCGAAGGCTTCTACTTGTGTAGTTTTGTAAACTTTATCTGTACTGTAATATAACAAATCAACATCGTCTTTATCTATTGCCTCTATTATTTCTGACTTGTTTTGCATTAGCAAGTCTTTCTTTTTAGTTCTAGTTTTACCACTCCAACTTCTAAGTCCCTTTCCTACAAACGCCTTTAGCGGGCCTGTGTCTCCTTCTTTGAGAGATTCTAAAATCTTATCAAACTTTGAACTTACAGTACCCTTTTGTTGCGCTCTTACGTTTTCTTCAGTAAGAATTTCATTCAATACATTTACAAGTTTTAATGCGTTTGCTGCAATCTCATCTTCTTTGTCCTTGAACTCTTGAGGGATTTGTTTCTTATTTGATAAAGCAGTTACTTTATTCTTAACTCTTATGATATTCTTTTTATCATCTTTCTTTGCTTCACCTTCGATATATGCTACGCCCTGTTCTGTGGTTAGTAAACCAGCAACATTGTCTGGTTTTGGTAATGCTTTCAAAACAGTTTCCCAAGTCATTTAATCACGCTACAAACCAGTCATCTTCCTTTATTCCTTCTGGAATAAATAGGAAGTCATCATTCGGATTTTCTATCACTTGTTCTTTGAACCCTGTAACGAAATCCGGCTTATCCATGTCTGGTGCGGCGGCTCTACCTCTAGGCGTAACTTCTGGGAATCCCTTTAGATTGTCATCTTTTAATCGTTGTCTATTTAATCTAAATAGTCCCTTCTCCACCAAACTCATAATTATGGGGTTTTCGCCTTGTTTTATATTTACTAAATCTCCTAATCCAAAATCAGCAAATAGTTTCCTTTGTTGCTTTAATGCTGCGCCACCAGTATCATAATACGTTCTTATGTATAGTGCTGCGGCTTCTGCATTTGTTAATGGCACTATCTCAGGCATGTATATGAAATTAGTATCTGCTGGAATATCTATTATTACAGATTGATAAGGTCTCCTTACATCCTCTATAATAGAAACACCTAATTCATCTGGGTTTAAAGTCCAAGTAGCCCTACCGCTACCAACATCTCTAATATCTGGTATTTGAGAAGCCCTATCCATTTCTCCCCAAATAGCCTCATCATATTCTACATCTCTTTCTCTTAACTGCCAGTTATTGATGTTAACTTTTCCATACAATCCTCTAGCAGTATTACTAACAAGTCGTGGTCTAAAGATGTTATTCTTTCTTTTGAACCACCTTACCATCGTTCTCTCTTTATTGAATCTGTCCATCCACTTTCCAGATTCATTGAAGACTAAATCTTCTAATTCTGGAAACGCTGCTAAATTAAAGTATCCATACTTTTCACCTTGCATCGTAGTAGGCATCTTCAATACTTTTTCCCAAAGTTCATCCATTTTTTTCACCTAATCTATTTGACTTCTATCTTGTCTAAATTCACCTGCTTGACCTGCATTACAATCCCACGGTTGAAAGTTATGAACTGTTTTAGCACTCCTTCCTGAAGTTGGTGACACAAATGATTCTAATATTTCTTTGTGTATATCACATGATTGATGACCACAGTTTCTACACTTGTATGTTGCCCTCATGTTACACATTGGATTACGACATTCACATTCATCTTTTGTTTGTGGTGCGACATCAGTGGCATCTTCCGTTGAATCCTCCTGTTCTGTTCTATCACCCATTTGACGGGTATCTTTCGTTTTACTCCTAGTCCTGTCTAACTTAGGCGGGGGGTCTCGCAATAAAGGTTGGGGGCCACTTGGACTTCTATCAAAAATCTTAACGATATCCTTCCAATCATTCATATTTGAACCTCTTATTTAATGCGTCTTTTCTCCTATTACAACCGCAGTCTTTACCCGTCTTTTCTGAAACATAATCAACTGCTTTCTTTATTCCTGTAGCAGTAGTAATTCTTTCAATAGTATCTCCTAAACCTTTATCTTCTTTTAAAAGTTTATCTTTCCAACTCATTGTAACCTCTCCTATGCATTCTCTTGTTGAAATTCCATCTCTCTTAACATATCAGGAGTGCAATCGTGATTAGCAAAATCTTCTTCGTTATCACTTTCATAACCACATAATTGACAACGATACTTATCTTCTTGAACACCGTGTTTAAAATTACCTAATTCGTATCTTTTTGCCTTTAGCATATCTTGCCAACTCATAATTATAACCTCTCAAATGTTCCTAATGTTGGTTGTCTAGGGTCAGGTACTTGCGTTTTTACTTCGGCTAATGTGGTCTGTGTTTTAGGAACTTTAGGAACCTTTTCTAATGCTCTTAATTGAGAAGTCATTTGCCCTGCGTTAGATATTATTCTATTAATCCACCTATCTTCTATTTCTTTGGCTTCCATACTAAGCCCCTTTCTTTCTAATACGTTCATAAATGAATCAATCTTTTCAAATTCATCTTTTACATTGTTCCATCGAGGGTTCTTAGAAAACCTCATCAATGGTTGTCTTTTAACTATATCTTCCCAATTCATGTTGTTCTTGGCTCCCTTAAAAAATTATTTAAATCTGTAAGTGCAGTAGTTAGGGCTTCTTCCCTTTGTTCTCTTCGGGTTTCATAATCTTTCATTTCTTGTGCTGTTGGCCCTGCTTCTCTCGCTTCTGTTTTTCTATCTTCTTCAACATCTTTGTCTTCTTCTTGTTGTAATTCATTTAATAACTTAGCAGACTGTTCAGATATGTTTCCTGATGCCCTCTGTCTTTCTAAATTTTGAATTAGTTTTTGATTTGATGCCCTTCTTTGTTCAGCAGTTAATGTAGCCAATGGTTGGTTTGCTTTAAATCCGGGTTGTAATCCTGCTTCTTGTGCTTCTGCTGATGTCATCGCTGGTTGTCTTTGTTCTGTAGCATCTGTTGGTTTTCCTCTAACAGTTTGAACATTTCTTCCTAAAGTCTGTCTCCATGTTTCTCCTATCTTTCCACCAGAACCTATTCTTAATCTTTCTAAAGGAGATAGTTTTGTTTCGCCTCTTCCTTGAACTGCTTCTCTTTCTGCGCCTCTAACGTTTCCAAACATTCTATCTTGTCTTTGAGGGTCATTAACATAATCACTTACTGCTTGTCGCTGTCTTGCATTTTCTTCTGCTTCTCTTACTTTTGCCCTATCTCTTTCTATTTTCGCTTTGCCTTGTTGAGTGTCAACTCTTGCTTGTCTTTCTCTTAGTTTTTGTTTTCTATCAATAGCCGCCTGTTCCCTCTTTCTTTCTTGTTCTTTGGCTCTTAATTGTCTTTGATAATCAGCCCTATCCTTTTGGTCTTCTTGTTCTTTTTGTCGTTGTTCAAAGAACTTAAAATTTTCATCTTGTTCTTTTCCTCTTGCTTCGTCTGCTTGAGCAGATAATTCAGAACCTCTTGATTCAAGAACATTTTTCCTTTGTTGTTCTTTCATCTCTTTTGCCTTGCTTTCTTCTACTCCTCTTTGATATCTTCTTTGTGCGCTATCAGTAGATATTTTCTTATCTCGCTGTTTTATCTTTCTTCTACTGCCAGCAACAAACCCCGGTTTCATAGGGGCTTTAGCAAGTTCAAACCAAGCAGCAGTTGCGTTCATTATATCACCTTTCTTTTTCTCTTAGTTTATTTTGCCACGAAGAATCAAAAAATTCTGGTGAGGCTCTATCATCTGGTTTACCACCGAATTGCGCCCCTCGCATCTTAGGCATCTTTGTTGCCTTTTCTTTATCCCTTACAAGTTTTAATCTATATAATACTACAAACTTATTACAGTCGTCACAAACTCTGCCATCAATTAAAGGTCTACCATTGTTTCCAAATTTTCCGTATGGTTTACCACACAAAGCACAGGTTTTACCTCTGTCTTCCATGTCATCATTTTGTCTGACTGTTTTGAAAATATCATCCCAATTCATGCCATTTTCTCCTCCATCTTTCGTTTCACATCTAACCAAACTTGTGGATGATTTTGTGCTAATACCTCTTGAACAATCTGCATTTGCGCTACTATGATTGTATCCTGTCTCTTATGAACTAACTTGCCCTTAAACTCCATAAGATATCGTAGACTCTCTCTAATCTCTTTTGCTAGTTTAGTTAAACTATCTATGTATTTAGGATGTAATGGCTCATCGCTATCGAAAAGCGTATCTATTTTCATTTCTAACCGTGTTATATTTTTAGACAGACTCTCAATTTCGTCTACCTCCTTCACCGCTATTATATTTGCCGCAGACTTCTGAACCAATGGTTGAAGATGTTTCCTCATGTGTCGCTTTACTTGTTCTTCTGAACATTTCAAAAGCATTGAAACACCTTTTGGTGTTACCGAACCTTCACTTAATTCTTTCTCTAAATGACCTCTTAACTCATGCGTACAAAAGGCACACCTCGGATTAGATGCATCAACATAATCTCCCATATGATTTCTTTGATGCCTTGCTGATGTTCCGCTAGGCCAATCCATTTGCCTATCCAAATCATCAGGCGCAATAGCCATTGTTTCTAATTGCGCTTCTAAATCATCACGGTCTTCGTGATTACATAATTTACATCGTCTTCTCTTTACCATGCTAATACACTCTTCCAACTCTTTTTAACTTCTTTCTTTTTCTTTTCTACAGGTTTAGGCTTTGCTACCCCCGGCATGAATACAGTTTCTTTACCGGGTGTTCTCTTACACTTACCTGTTAAAATGGCTAGATTTTTTGTCTGCCTTCTTGAAATGTTTACTGAAATCCCTTTTACTTCTCCTATGAACTTATCATAGTCTGCTACTCTTTTAACAGTCTTACTGTCTTTTACACCAATATCTATAAATGTAAATGCCTTGAGCCTATTGTTAACATGGGTGTCTCTGAACATACCTGTTGTCTTATTAATGCCCCAACCGGGAGCCTGTGGTGTTCCAACGCATTCTGCCATGTATTCCTTGATGGCATCTATAGTCATCAATTCTGGAGCAGTTACGCCTTTTCCAGAATCCACAATCTTTAGTTTCAAATGCTCAAAACTAACATCTTCCTCTAATGCCTTTACAGTTTCACTTAGAATATAAACTAAACCATTGCTAACCAATTGTTGCTTTAAGATTATACTCTTTTTAACTTCATATAACGTACCATCACCTGCAAACAATGCTTGCCACATTGGAGGCTCGGCAGTATTTTTACTTGTATTATACCAATCAGAAGAAACCGCCTTTATTGACTCCTCTTTTCCTCCAAACAATTTTGCTTTTAGATTTCTATATTTAACATAATCAGTGGTTCTATAATGACCATATACTTCTTTAGTATCTGTCTCTTCATCATAGTCTGCATTCTTTCTATTTACCTTTCTAAAAATAGGTACTGTGAAAACAATGTTTCTTGGGTCTGCTTCGGTATTCTGCATGTTCTTTAATTTAGTATATACCTTAGTAACATTCTTTTTATCTTCCTCAGTTATACCATCTGTTAAATCTAACAAAGCATCCAGTAACTCCACTACGTTACCTGCACCGTCATCTAACGGGTCATCAGTATATGGCCTAGCAACTTGTGTATCTCCATGTGCGGCAACTAAATCTAATAATGTTTTATCAGAAGTAATTCCCATTTGCTCTCCACTAACACTACTACATTGGTCTTTCCATTCTTCATAAGCCTCCTTAAACTTAGAAGAATCAAAAGTTTGTGTTCCCTGAGAGCCGTCTATAGAGACTCCAACATTTGCCTTCTTTTCTTTTGCCATTACTCTTCCTCTTCATCATTATCCATTGTGTGAATAGATAGGTCTTTCTTTCTATTATCCACACCCCCTTCATCATCTAGGTTTTGCGACATACCCCCTGCTACGGCTGTTGCACCTGCACCTATTATTGGAGCGATAACTTTCTCCAAATCTTTCTTCTTCTTTCCGTATAATGGTCTTGCCTCTATACCCCCTGTATTAGACATGACTGCACCTGAATCTTTTATTACATTCCACCACTTCATAGTTTTTTTACCTCCTTCAATAAATCTGCATAGTAACTGCTTTTTCGATTATAAAATATTCTTACTAATTTTACTTTGTCGTTTGCTCCCATAAATATAGGGTCATTTTTCTTAACACCATATTCTTCCATTTGGCGAATTTCCTTATCTGTTTTGATTTCCTCTAACTGAACATCATACTTTTGTTTGAATATTTTAAACCACATACTATTCTTCTCCTTCTGGTAGTTCTGGTAATTTCTTAAGTGCTTTAACTATTTCTTTATATGCAGGATGTTTAGTAAATAATGTAATGTAAAATATCTTATCATCCTTTGTAGGTGGCTTGAATTTATAAGGTTGTGGTGGTCTTTCTGTAGAAGTATCTTTAGTTATTTTAACAGAAGTTCTTTCTTCTTCTTCTTCTTCTAACCCCATAGCATCATAGTATGCTTGACGGTCTCCTTCTTCCCAAAAATCAAATGTAACTAATTTTGGTTTCCCCATAAACTTTAGATTTTTATTTGCTAACTCTAGCCCAAATTTTGCTAAATCTCTAACTACTTCTCTTAATTTATTTTTACCAGCAGAACCAACATGTGACGGGTGAGTATTATATGTGAATTCATATGGCTCATCTGCATTAAAATTATCTTTTATCTGTTTCATGGTAAAGTTATCTTTAGATTGATTTAACATTGTTGGAGATAAAGTTTTGAGACCTATCCAAGCAAGCGGTAATCTTCCGCTTCCTCTACCTTCCATTGTATACCCATCACCTGTTGCTTTAACAATGTCTATCATATTAGGTCTACTTTCATAGTTTTCAATAGCCTCATTTATTTCTGATTCAGTTGGCATCAAACGCTCTCTTTTAAGAAGGCTTTCCCACATCATCTTCTTCTCACCCCATCTAAATCTCTAAGTTGTTTCTTCCATCTTGGTCTTTTTTTCTTAGGAGAAACTTGTTCATCCTTCCAATCTCTATGTTTTTCTCTATATCTTTCAGATGGCTTCATTTCAGAAGGAGCCAATTTACCTTCCATCCTAGCACCCTCTTCTTCATCAATAGTTAAATCTTCATTGTCTTTCATGTAAGTTGTTTTACACAATTGCCATTGTTCTTGAACATACTTCATTCCATCTAAATTCATAATGTCTATACCAAAGAGAGTTATGTCCTCCCCTCTATCTGGTTCCATTAAGTTGTTGATAGTTTTACAATCATAGTCCATAATTGTACGGAATACTTTCTTTCTTCTTGCAGGAGTTAGTTTGTAAAGATTTTCATTTTCATTCATATATTCAATAACTTCTTCTAATAATAATTCTTTTGCCCCTTCACAGCAAGGGTCATCATCTGGATTTACTTGGCCGTCTTCTGCCATTGTAAAACTAGGAGAAACCCTACTAATAATATCTTTAGACATTCCACCCCTTTGACTGTATTCTTCCTCTTCATCATCATCAGAAGAAGGCGCACCTCCCCCGCCTCTATTTGGGCCACCGCCTCCACCGCCAAAACCGCTTTGTCTATCTAATTCAGATTCTCTTTCCCTATTAACCCACTTACCAGTTTTAGGGTCTTTTGTCCTAACCTTTAGAATCTTATTCCAATCCATAACTACACCTTGTAATATGTTTTCTTTCCGTTCCTTCCAACGCCGCGTTCTTGTTTTGTTGTAATGTTCATTGTTTCTAATCTCTTTCTTAAGAAAGACGTAAGGTTTTCATCACTATCTTTTAACTTGGGATTTTGTTCTCTTAGTGATTTTATTATATCGTCTATTGTATTCCAATCGTTATTAGTTTGTAAATATTTTGTAATCTGTGATTCTAAAGAATCATAAAATTCAGTGCTTCTTTTTCCGTGTTTCTTTCTTAGATAATCTAAATGTTTCATATCATCAGACTTTGCATACTTTTCAGCAAGCATCTCAAACTCTTTGAGTTCATCAGATTTAATTAATTCAAACCAAGTCATTCAATCACCAATCTCTACACGCCATACATCTAGCAGAATAATCTCCTTTTCCGCACGTTGAACATTTATGTCTTGCTCTAAAGGATTTCTTTCTCTTAGTGTTTCCACTCTTACCTGTCACTTTAACTCCTGATTGACCCCAATGAACTTTCTTATACTTGCCTTTCTTTCCTGATGGAACACAAGCCATCCATTTCTTTCCACTTCTTGTTGATTTGGTTTTACCTGTTCTTTTGGTACACCTACCAGACTTACACAGGTTATCAAACCAAGCATCCATTTTATTCAATCCTTGTAGTATCCTTACTTAAATGTCTTAAGTATTTATCATCTAATTCATAGAAGTGAAATAGTTTTTTACTCTTGCCTTCTACATGTTCTTTACCAGACATTAAAGTTCCATCGGGGTGTTTGTGGGTTTCACCAGTCCACTGAACAGGTTTACCATCTTCAATATAGAAATGTCTTTCTCCCTTTCCTTTCCTAAGATTCTTAAAATCTTCTCCCGTTATTTTACCATCATCATTGGTGTCAATTTCATGCTGGTCACCAACGAGTTTTTTCTCCTCCATTACAACAACAGGCCCGTATGTTTTACACGGATTTTGCCCACAGCCGCAATGTCTCTTTATTACTTCTTCCCAAGTCATCTTTTTCCTTTTCTCCTTTTATATGTTTTACACGCTGCACATGTTGGTCTACATCTTCTCTTTTTACCTTTTGAAGCATCTTTTCTACCACAAGGTTTAGGCCCACCCTTTCTTCCACAAGTTGAACAATCAATCCATCCTCCCTGTGTTTTACCTCCTTTGGTTTCTTTTCCGCCTCTTCTTGAAAACCATCCATGTAATCCTTCATCTTTTTCGCGCTTGAATTTGTCTCCGCCTTTAACTACTTCAAACCAACTCATTTTGATTTACCCCAATTAGCACAACCTACCTTTCTACAACGCACTACTGCACCGGAAGCATAAGCAGAAGGCCAAACTGAATATCTTGCTTTTACCTTTCTAGTACAGCAATCATCTGTGTTTTTCTTTTTCTTACGCCTTCGCGCTTTTTTCTTCTTGGCCTTTACAACTTCAAACCACATTATTTCTGCCCCACATATAAAAACTTCATACCATTGCGTTCATAGATTATTCGCATATTACCTAGTCTAGCCTCTCTTTTGAGAAATGCCCTTAATTCTCCATCAGTAGGCATAGCCCTTCTAAGAGGAGATTTTGGTTTACCGGAAGCATCTAACACTCTACCTGCGGCTCTTTCTTTGTTGTCTTTTTCAATAGCAGTTCTAACCATAGACATTATTTGTGCTACGTCTAATGGCCTGTCAACATACTTAATGGTGTCTGAAACAATTTGATGTAGTTGTTTTTTCTTTTTTACTATATCTTCCCAACCCATAATTTAGCACCTCATAGTTTTACCATGTTATTGTGACCATCCATGCCACTGTCTTTATGCTCATCACACCATTGCGCTCCACATTCAGCACAAGCCCACGTTGCTTTATTTTTACAACCTCTGCCAAAAGGTTGCCAAGAGGAACACGCATCTTTTGGGAAATCTGCAATGTTAAAATCTGCCATAGTGTCTTTACCAGTCCTACGCTGAAAACCCTTAAACTCCTTAGGTTTCTTTTCTGGTGTTTTTGGGTCAGGCTTTTTCCCCCCTCTATTCGGATTAAATACTTTAACGAGTTCTTCCCATGACATAGGGTTACCTCCAATCCAGCATAGGAAGCAGTTTAGTCTTAAGGTCTGCGGGCAAGTTGGTATTGCTATAGAACAGATATCCTAATTTTAACACCATCTTGTCATTCTTGCGTATGCCCAAAGTATTAATCAAAACGTCACTAGAACTTGCCTGTGCCTTTTTCCACGCATAATATCTTACAATATAATATTGGTCATCTATTCTGGTTTCAACGGTTTTCTGCCTCCATTTGCGGGGCTTATCAAATTGAGTATCATATTTATTTTCTAAGTCTTCAATAACCATTAGTTCTCTTGGCCTGAGTTCTTTCTTCCATTTATCATAATCACCGACTCTTTTATACCAGCCCTTCATATTGCCACTTAGAATCATATCTGCTCTTGAGACTACATAAGCCTCCCTTCCTGCACTTGGGTCTAATGTTCTTTCAGGTACATCTTCTGGAGATTTTGTTTTTGCTTTTTTACCACTCCATAAATCACCGTTTTCATCTAACGGCCCAAAGACATCTTTTTTACCAAAGGGTTCATTGGTGAGTTTTCTAAGTGCAATACAAGCAATTATCTCTGGAATATCATCTATAAATTTATAATTAGTAAAATACGGTTGAGCAATAGGATTTTCAAAATTACTGCCGCTTTCAGTCAAACCTAACTGTCTTCTAACTTTAGGGTCATCCGCTTGCTTTTTTCTTTCTTCTTCAATTAAATTAAGAGCATCTTGCATTTTATCATTAATGCCAAAAATGTTTATTCTAGAACCCATATCTTTTTTCATTTTATCCCAGTAATTTGACATTTCTTTTCTACACTTATCATCTCTTAATCCTTCTGTAGTATATGCTTCGTGAACATCTTCTATTTTGGTATCTGAAAACAATTGTGATTCAGGTTCATCTTCTCTTCCAAGACCGGGGCCAGCCGCAAGTGCTGTATTTAAATTACCTACCTGTTTACCCATTTTATTATAATACTGTAATAACCTACCTGTTAACCACTCGGCATATTTATCTAAATTTCCTTCTGGTGATTGAGCATGCATAAACATTTTTAACGCTAGAGAATATCTTATATTGTAATAATCCTGACTATCATTTAATTGACCCTGACTTTGAGACCTATCTCGCTCAGTATCCCTAAAGAACCATCCATAATGTAGCCTATTAGCAAACTGATGGAAAAAGGAACTTACACTTGGATGTTCTATATCTCCCTCCATTTCATTATCTTTCATTATCTCAATTAAATCTCTAACATCCATAAAACTATTAGGAAGTACATAATCACCCTGCCTCTCTAATATAAGATTTAATACCTTTGTCTTCCATTCGGAATTAAGTTGGTCGGTGTTTCTACCACGAAGAAAAATCGAAGCATCAAAATACGGTCTTTGCAAATAACTAAAAGGAGAGTAATTAAAAATTCTTTGTCCTCTTAATATCTGAGATAATGCTTCTACTGATGATGCATAATATTGGCTTACATTAGAAGGAATATATATTTTCTTTATCTCATCTTTCTCATCAGTAGGAATTCTTGCTATTTCTCTCCAACTCATTTACTAAACCTTCCTAAAGATGATGCCGCCCGCCAAATAAAGAAAACAATGTACGTTACTATTAATACACCTATTGTTGCTATTGTTGACATGTATGTTCGCCCGGACTAATTTGTTAAACACTTAAAATCGAAAATTTGGCCCGTAATTTATTTGCCACTTGCGTTTTTTTTCTACCTGTTTTAATTACATTCCCAGAATAAAAATGTTTTTATCATTCTTTTAGTGGTAAAAGAGACCATTAGTTTTGTATTCTTTACTTCGCGACCCCGTTTTTACAGTACATTAATTACAGGCTTTACTTTTGGTCGCTCTGTATATAGATATCACAGGTGCGGGTACTATTTAGATATACTACTAGCAGGTATTAAGATTTTAAGCCTGCTGCGACTAAATAAAACAAATAAAAATCAAAGAAAAAAAATCGTTCCAAAGCATATGGTCATGCAAATATATTTGACCCGTAAGGAATATCATTCAATCACGAATGTAATCTTCTACGCACAATTGCTGATTGCAGCAATTGTAGGTACTATGTACCTGTAGAATTATACCGCGATTTACTTCCCTTCCATATGGTCATGTAAATACATGCACCCGTCAGGAAATTCTTCCAACAACGATTGTCGTATTCAGTGTTCAGTGGAGCATAGTAGTGATAACACTTACTATTACCCTATTTCTCTGAATACGTCATCTTATGTTTTCATCCTTCCATATGGTTCGGAGGTGAAACACGGCGGATTAACACGCATTATGAGTTATACTTCACTCATCATCGTCATAGAAAATATCCACGTTTTCACCTCCATACGAACCCGGCGGGTTGCACAACTTGTGACAACCATATGGTAATGCCTGTGCTTTGCAAACAGAATGCCCGATAAACGGGACTTACTTCATTGTTACGATTTTACAGCAATTACCCATCTTTACTCTAAAATCGCCTAATTCCATTCCGCAGGTTTCACATATTTTAATCATTATTTTTACATCCATTAAACCAGCACCAATAGAACGAGGATTCACAATCATTACAGGAGGGAAGGGTATTTCTCATACTAATCCTCCAATACCTGTTTAGTAGTCTCAGGCGTACATTCGTAATTAGCCTCGCTTTTTATACTTGTCTCACAATCAACCTCTATCATTACAACATCATCTGAATACTTCTGTAATATATCTGTAACTGTTTTGCGCATCTTCTTCATTGTGGATAGTGGTGTTTCTACTAGCATAAACTCAATGTTCTTTCTATCGGTCACTGATTCGGCTTCGTAAGTGATTACCATTTTTAGAGTAAAAGAACCACCGTATCCTTGTTCAAATTTGGTCTTCATTGTAGTGCCATCTTCAAACAATACTTTGCCCATAGCACCAGCAGATATTTGTTCTGCTCCTTCTGGTAATTCAAAGACTTCTTCATCCACTACTAGATATTCGCCTCTTACTCTCTTCCAATCATGGCTGCTTGTTTTGGTATAATTGGTAGCAATAGTGGCTTCAATACCATATTCATCTAATCCTTCTATTGCTCTATCAGCCTGTGAACTGTAAGCAAGAGTCATCATAATTTGATTGTTATCATCAACAATGCTGTATGTAGTTTCTTCATCTATTATTTCTTGAAAACCATAGTTCTCTGCGCTCGGAGTTCCATAAGCGTAACTAGCAGTTAGTGCCAAACCCTTATCAAATAGGTCTGATTGCACCTTTCTGTTCAATTTCTTGTGGTCTCTAAAACTATCACTCTTGAATTTGATTGCCATCTTTCTTTCATATATTGTCATTTACTCATCTCCTATTTGTTCAACATAATCATTCAATGCTGACTTCATATCTTTCATTACATCTTCTAGGTTATCACCAGATACCTTTAGTTTGCTAATACACAATACTAGGGCAGACCCAGATTTCATGTGCTTAACCTCTAACACGTATTTTGGCTCGTTAATTATTGTTGCGTCATTTGTTTCCATACATCTTATTAGTTTTATCAGAATATATAGGGTGAGTGTTAGCAAAGCACACTACCATATGGTTTGCTTTGCGTTAAACCCGGATGGAGAATAGGGGGTAATTACCCCCCTATTCTTCTTCCCCTCCGTCAATGAAGGATACAACAGGGTATCCCTCAGAATCGTAAGAGCCATCCCAATGATACTTCTTGGAAGTGTCATTGTTTGCGTGGGCGTTAAATGCACCATTCAGGAATGTGCGCTCCTTCTTGGTCATTTCCTTTGCGTATGCCTCTGCACCATCGGCCATATCTCTGTAAAGAAGGCCACCGGACTTTCCGTGCGTTCTTAGGGTTGCGTAAATTGCGGGGTAAACCACATCTCTGCAAGCCACGAAATACACTTCATTGAGGTATAGGTCGAATTGAGACTTGGTTGCGATATCCATCAAGGATTTGCGGCCTTGTCCAATTGGAGAGTTAGCGACATCGGTGAATACACCGACTATGCTGTTCCAATATCTCTTTCGGGTGCTTGGGTTAGCGTCACCGAGAGTGAACATTGAACGAACCATTGCGGCCAAATCCGATTGTTCGGGGTTAGCCGCAAACCACTCTTCCAAGTCTGCTTTCTTTGCGTTCCATCTGTTATCATCTATGCTGTTATCTGTTGCCATAAATCATCATCTCCGTTGATTAGTAGGGTAGTACCCCCTATTATCTCCGTTCTATTAAATGCTACAGAACATATATGGTTTTTATTTCACAAAGTATAACACCATATGGTTATGAAGTAGGCTACAAAAGAGTTCAGGCTACAGCCACTCGCACTCTATAGTGCGAATCTAAATGTGGTGAGATGTGCCTGAAATCTATTGTAGTCGCTCAATACCCCAAATCGGGTTTTGTCCGACTCAAACAATAATAGACGGTAAATCAAGTTTTAGACTTAACCAATGCTGCTTTCGCTTAGGCTAGATACATTGTGTATCTTAGCAGCCTTAGAGCCTTCTTATTGATGTAGTTAATTTTAACAACATCAATAATTAAAACATGATAAACCATCTATTAACTCATCGGACAACCATATGGTTGAGTTTAGATAATAGTAGAACTTTCGAAACGTAAAGGAGGGCTTTCGAAAGTGCATACCTAGCGTGGTAATTCTCAATTACAGCCAAAGTGATAGCGTAGTATGCAGTATCGAAAGAACGAGTTTAGGTTTCGAAAGGCTACTTATCATAAACGACACCCTATTTCTTTTGTCGGGTATAAACCTTTACGCTGCGTTATACGAGCAGCACATCCTTCGTGACGCTTTGGCTCTTATTATGAATAATCACTTCAATTGTACTGCCGTATAACGCGCTCTTTTTGTTTATTACCATATGGTTTTGCTTTGCGAATAAACCAGATTTCAAATTGAAGGATGCGAGTGATTATTGATTATGGGGGCAAATCTTCGGCATCACCTTAATTCCCCTCACTCGACTTATTTCCTTCAATGGGCTTGAATCTGAATGGGTTTTGTTTTGTGCTTTCCTAAGGCACTCTCAGACCCGACTGAGTAAATGAAAGTGTAGGGGAGATTATGTTTCCACATCTTCCCAATTCCGAATGCGTGTTAGTTTTAAGAAAATTTGCTAAGTTTCTTATTAACGCCGGAATACCAGATTATGACCCCGCTAAGGGTTGTGTAGTGTGGTATCTTTTTCTTCAATCCCACTCCCTGCCCACTATAGGCTCTAATCTGTGCCTTACACCCTAACAACGGTGTTATTCAGCCACTACTTACCGGGTTGCACTCCCGGCATTAGTAGGTAAGTAACCGAATATATGAGGTGTTCTTTCACAAAGTATCACACCATATGGTTACATAGTGTGAGTTTACGCCTAAGGCTGTATTTTGGGTCTCTTTCAATAAGAGAGTCCAAACGTGGCCAAAAGCCAGCGTTAGGCGTAAAGGAACCTTGATAACCTGACGGGTTGTCTTTTGTATTTGTAAGGCTGTCTTCGTTCAATTCAAATGGCAATCATAAAGTTTTACCTTGTTGTAACGCTTAGGCTCACTGTAATGACAGTGTACTAAGGCCGCGCACTGATTTGCGCTGGCCTGTAAAACATTATGTTACCATCTTCATCTTGCCAGCCTTTTGTTTTGTAAGACAACCATATGGTAAGGATAAACGTATGCTGGTGGTATAGGCTCTCTAAAGAGCCAATCTAAATGTTAAATACTTCCAGCATACGGAGATACACCAGATTTCTGGTCGGGTATTATGGAAAGTTTCGCTTAACTAGGGTGATAAACGGCGCAGGAAGGGTAAAGTTCTACGAAGCGTAAAACGTGTTGACTTGTATCTTGGATACATTTACTCTTTACCACTCCTGCGACCAGTTTCTCACTCCTATTTAAGACTCAACTATTTCCTAAACCATATGGTACGATTAATTGAACAGATAGATGCCTTAATCGCTTCTGTTAAAAGTAGGCAACTGGGAAATCGAAACTGCCTACCTCCGTTTCGACTGGAAGTGTAAAAATTACACCTTCGCTCCGAAAAAAACGGCTTGTTTTTCCTTCTCGGCTTTCCAGACCCCTGAAAAACGCTATCATTACCATATGGTTCGGCTTTGTATAGAACCATATATATACTCGATGACCTTGCCAAGAATGCCCCCGAACAGAGGCAACGAATGATAAAAACAATAGGTGATAAAAGATGGAAGATATTGAGTGGGATTCAGTAAAGATAAAAGTAAACACTATGCTTGAAGGAAACGCAGAAGTAGGTGACATACCTTCTGATGTCGTTACCCTAGCACAGATGTTAATAACGACAGGAGATAATAACTCCTCAACAAGAGATAGCCTGACTAACAGCATTAAGGACATGCTAAAGCCATACGCAGGATATCCGTGGAAGAGAGGCAATCAGGGCATTCTACCAGCCGCAGCCCGCGCTGTAGTAGATTCTGCAACTGATAACATCAGAGAAGCAGCAAGAACGTTCTTTAACGAGACTTCGCAGTATTCTCAGCCACTTCTGCGAAAGCACGGTAAGAGCAAGGGTTCCCCTGTTTACGCCGATGCTGACGAGTATGCAAACGAACTTGCATCAAAGGCTCGTAAGGCAGCAACACAACTCTTCAAGGATGGAGAGTGGGATGGTTCGCTATCCGGCCTTGCTGCTTGTGCGGCTTATGATGACGTAACTACGGAGGATGAGTGATTATCCTCCGTAGCCTATAGTTCGGGTGCATTTTCTCGGAGAGTGGGAATAGGGTCTTTAATGGCCTTATTCCCCTCTCCCTCTTTTCAGGTTCTTATTTCCGAGCAAAGCAGAAATAGAACCATATGGTATTAGGTTCATTATGAGAGGTGGGGCGCGAGGTGTGCCGCACCATTTATATGTTCTCAAGAATCCTATGGAATGCTAATCAGTATTGTCAGTATTTGAGACAGGAAAGTGCATAGTTTTCTAATGACAGTATATGAAAGAATCTAAATTAATGGCGTAAAATATTCTAGCCGTTAAAACAGATAGAAACTCTGGGTGGAGAATGTGGTTCTATATGATATATTATATCCATTATCAATACCCATATCTATATGACATATCCTATATGATATGATAAGGAGGATTCCCTCTGAGTAAAAGAAGTCACGATATGTCATGTTTCTACTCTTTCTAGTTAGCGATAATAACGAAGTTGGGATGATGTGTTAGGAAATGAATAAGAAGTTAGTATATTGTATATTATTATATTTTTATTATTATTATACTATTATATTACCCACCACCACCACCACCACTCGGTATGGGGGGGTGTAAAAATGAGAAAAATAGAAAGATATCAGAAGGATGCACAAGATGCTCACTTTACGGGAATATGTGGGCATATTATCTTTATTTCTCAGGTAGAAATTCGTGAGAATAAACCGAGGACACTTTTAACAGGTGAATAAAATGAGAGTAAATTGGAACAAAAAGGATGAAAAGAAGATAGTTTCCCTTTGGAATAAAGGAACTAAAATAAAGGATATCGTTAAAGCGTTTCCAGAAAGAACCATTGGTTCAGTAACGAATAAGATATACCGTATGCAAAGTGAGGGGATTTTGGTTAGCCGACATAAAGATGGCAAGAATCCACCCTCGTTAAATCAAACAAAGAAAGGTAAAAAATCAAAGTTACCTGCCACGATTGAAGAGGCAATGAAGAAAAACATGCCTTATCTTGAGCAGGAGAGAAACTTCAGCACTAAGGATTTTACTGATTTCTTTTCTAAGGCTGATAGAGTGATGGAAAACGATGAGTCTTCCATTTCTATCATAGCAGTAGTTAGAGAAATCGAGCAATTTTTACTGAGCAAGAACGCACAGTACGGAGATAGTGCGCTAAATCCTATTCGTGTATTTTCAAAAGCAGACAAATCTGAGCAATTGAAAGTAAGAATAGATGATAAACTTAATAGGTTAATGCAAGGCAACGCTGATTTGGAGTCAGATGAAGATGTCATCAAAGACTTAATCGGCTATTTGATTTTGTTATTAATTCATTTAAGAGAATAAGACTCCCCGCAAGGAGACAGGGTTTGTATGAATAAAAACGGTAAAGTTACCTCCTATCCTATGGTAGTGGAATCTACCAATACAAGGGAATTTTCGCTTTCCCTACCGTTCCCATCAATTCCCAATCAAAGGCGTGAAGCAGATAATCCAATGCTTTCGGCACATAATGTGTGGAATTATCAATTGCCCCGCCACGTTCACGGAAGCAGACAATTAAATTTTAAACATGTTAATACATGTTAGTGTGGTTTTAACCGAGTAATAAAAGATACTTTGCTGGGCAGCAAATCTTATTTCCTTCAAAAGGTTGTGTATCTTTTTCCACAATTAAACTCTTCGGAGCAAGGGTGTAACGAATAAAAGAATTGGCTAAAGATAGGTTTGTGTTTCGGTAAGTCTATCCTTCATCAAGTTACAAAGGCACACAGTTTTTCGTTTTGCTGTTCATATTTCCGATAACCTTATTCTAGGTTTCAAATCGGGCCTTTGCCTGCCCTTGCTCCTTTCAATGCGGGATTCCCAAGTATGGTCAAAGGGGCCGGACTTAAGATTCGGTGCGTAGTGCTTCGGGGGTTCAAATCCCCCTCCCGCAACCAATTCAAACCTATATTTATAGGAGGTAAATAAAAATGAAAGAATGTAAGAAATGTATAAAAGGAATAATAATGAAACAAATAGCAATCGGTGAATACGTACCAGAACCATGTGATTGTTATATTAAGGAAGAATGCAAGCGTTATGGTGGATGGTTTAATAACGTAAGGGCAAACCCTTAAGAGGTTCTGAAAGTTAAGACAATTACGAGGTAATAAGATGAAAAGTTGGAAAAAAGAAAACAAGTTAAACATGAGAGTAACATACTCAATGGATAAGTATAAGGAGTCTGAGGACTATGGGGAGAGTTTGGAGACTATAGAAGGAGAAATGATTTACGTCAATATGCCGATGGCAAACTCCTTCTTGAACCTTAAGACAAAAGAGGGACAGATGGTAAGTATTGCCTACCCTCTTGTAATGAAGATAGAATGGCTAACCATGCCAAAGTGGACGTTATTGGAAGAGAGGCAGGTAGTTGATTCTGCCGTCTTTAGAATCAAGAATCTAGATAATGAACTAGAGATTCAAAAGAATACTTTTGACCAAGAACAAAGGCTCAAGGAAGCAAAAGATGAAGCGGTGGGAATAGAATGAGATTAGAGGAACAAGATAAAAAGGAGATTGAGTTTCGTTTAATTGAAGATGTGGATATGCCACCCATAGTAATAACTATGGATGAGCAAGACCAACCAAAGGTAGTTATCAATCGTGATTATGCGATTTGGCTATGTTTACATAGAAAGACTATTGGAGGCTGTGCAGAAGCATTATTTGGTAAAATAGATGAACTATTAACAAGTCATCTAGCAGACCAAAGAGCATTCCAGAAAATGGAGTGAAAAATATGTCGGGAAGAGTATCAGTAAAATGTCCAACTTGTAAAGAATGGATGACAAGAATGGACGATTTGTGTGATGATTGTAAAGTAGTCTTAGTGACTATACCTAGTATGGAGGAAGAATAATGGATTATTTAATAGTGTTAGATAAGTTAGAAGCGTTAAGACTCAGGCAATGGATGGCTGACCAATATATAGAAGACAAAAAGAGGAAGAAAGTCCATTTGGGCATTATGCATCAAGTTCAAATAATTGATAATTTGGAAGATGCAAAGAAATTTTTGAGGAATAAATATGAATGAGATAGATAATTATTATAAGACAGGAACTGGTTATACCAGATTTAAATACGAACAGATAGCAGCAGTAACAAGAACAGATGATGGGTTTGTTGAAGTGCATCTATGTAGTGGAACTATATTCACTATAGAGACTAGAACAGTACCATTCTTGGAATGGTATGATTACAAGGCAGGTGTGGAATAATGGCTAAAATTAATTGTGAGATTTGCGGATTCGGCATCCCGAAGGGAGCAATTCATAAGCAATCACCCTGCGCTCATTGTAGGAGAGTAGCCAAACTACGGAGGTTTTCAAAATGAATTATGAATACCATCCTTGGATTGAGAAAATAGAATATACCTTTAGGGATTTTGCAGAACTGTTTGCTTTGTACGCAACAGTAGCAATCGCAGCAATTTGGTATTGGGATAAGAATGTATATGAGAGGTATCTAAATGAATCTAGAACTAATTAGAGCAACAATGAAGAAAGCACAAACAGATGAAGGCATGGAACAAATAATAGAATTACTCATTAATTATAATGTGAATGATGAAAGTTATTTGAATGATGCGATTTACCATCTTTTGTATTATAATACAAACGAAGAGGAAGAATAATGGCAATGAAAGTAGTAACGGATGGCGAAATTGTCAGGGGAATAAAAGGACAATACTCTGGTAAAGTCTACGTTGTTGTAGACAGAAAGAATATTATGCAATTAAAAGGTACTCCTCCAATGCCAGAAGATTTTTTCCCTCACCAAATGCGTCATGAAAGAAAATTAGCATGGGTGGAAAAAGCCAGAGAAAATGCAAAAAAGGAAGGCAGATATTTCATGTATACACTTAAAAATAAAGACAGCACTATTAAAGTGTGGGATTATTTATTGACTGGTGCAGGAGGTAAACAACCCAGTTTTCAACGTGTTGCCGTTGATGAATTAACAAAAAACAATGCAATAGCAAGAAGAAGGCGAGAAACAGAGTCTAAAATGAGTAGATATAAATTTATGACTAATGCCCCATATGATAAGTATGATAAGGGGCCAGCAGGGAGTAATGCCTAATGGTTAAGCCTAATAGACAATTAGGTAATGGTCGTTGGGATAGAAAACTAATAGAAAATATGGTTATTCTATCCAAGGCCGATAATTACGATGATGCCAAACATGAGTGGATAGCCACTGGTGAAGTTTGGTGGAGTGAATTGGGTGACCCACCTGAATGGGCAAGGAAACATATTCGTAAGTGTTTATGTGGACATGATATAGTGTATCACTTTGAGATTCACAATACTGAGACTGGTGTGCGTGAATGTGTAGGTTCAGACCACATTAACTCTTACCTAATCTTTAGGGCTATCAAAGAAGAAACTGGTTTAGCAGATGACCAGATTACTGATGAAATGATAGAGGAATGGATTACTGTTAGAGTTCAAGCGTTAAAAAGAAATGCTTGGTGGAGACTACATGGGGAGCAGTTTACTAATATGTTTGATAGGGTCAAAGACCTTGACCTAAGAGTGAACGTTAGAAAGAAAGGCAGATACTATGATGCAT